CGGGTGGGTGTCGGTGTCGAGCTGGTCGAAGACGTAGGCGAGGAGCCGAGCCGCTTCTGCTTTGTGGCCGGCGTCGATCTTCACGTCCGCTTCATGCTCCGCAGCTTCGAACTGCTGCTCCCACCCCTGCAACGACGCCGATGGGGACATCGCTTGCATGGCGTCCCCACCAGGCATGTCCCGGTCGGAAGCCTTGTACGTGGCCTCGATGACGAACTGGGTGTAGCAGGCGACGATCTTCGTGAGCTCCCCACCAAGATCAGCGTGGGTGGGGGGTGGCTTCTGGTCGTTCACTGGTTCCCTCGTCCCGTGGTCGTCCCGTTCTGGTTCGGTCTGGTCGTGACGGACTCAGCCCAACCGGCGAAGTCCATCGGCGTGGGTGTGGTCTCGGTGATCGTCGTGCGGGCTTCGCCGCGTTCGATCCGTTCGACGATCGCTGCAGCTCGTTCCTCCGTGGTGGGAGTTGACGGTCCTTCGGGGTGGCAGTGCTCGCAGGACGACGGGGCTAGCAGGGAGTAGTCGCACAGTTCGGTGCTCATTCGGTGATTCCTTCCGGACTGATGCCGTGGGCGACGTCCCAGGCTTCGGTGAGTCGGTGGGTGTCGGCCATGAACGTGGCGAAGTGGTCGACCATCAGCTCGGTCTCACGCTTGTAGCGACGTTTGAACGCGTCGAACTCGTGGTCGTGCATCAGGTCCTGCGTGTCGTCGATCTCGGCGTCGATGCGGGCGTGGACGAGGTGGAGGACCTCATGTGTGATCGTGTTGCGGCGGACGTCGGTGCTGAGGTCCATCCATCCGTCGCTGAGGAAGACCTTCGCGACGTAGCGGCCGGTGACCGATTCGACGGATGCGTAGGCGTCCTCGTCGCAGGGGTCCTGCTGGATGAGGACGACCCACTGAGCCATCCCCAACGTCTTCATCACCGTGGTGGCGTACTGCAGAACTGCGTCAGCCTCAGCGTCGGTGACGTGATGCCCGAGGTGGGCTGGTGTGGTCACTCGTCATCCGTTCCGGTCACGATGCCGATGATCTGGGCGTCGGGGCGCATCATCTTCAGCTCGGTGATCGGGTCGATCGGTGTGTGGTCCTCAGGTGGCAGCGGTGTCACCTCGCGGGTCTCTCCGAAGCGGTCGACCTGCTCAGCCACCCAGCCGAAGACGATCGTCTCGGCCTGGTCCCGTCGGATGGTCGTCCAGTCGGGGACCGTGATGGCCGCGAGGTCCGGGTGCTGTGCGCGGAGGTTGTCCTCGCACTCACGGGAAGCGCGCGGCAGTTGGTGGGTCATCAACGCCTCGCCGGTCATCCAGTCGAGGAGTTCGTGTACGCCGGCGACCATGCGGGGGCTGACGAGGCATCCGGTGGTGACGCTGAGGATGTCGCCGATGTGGAACGTTTTGGTGGTGGTCATGCTGCTCCTTCGGTGGGGATGTAGTTGCCGTAGTCGTCGAGGAGGACGACGCCGGTCGTGAGAGTGATCGGGATGTCCGCTGGAGTGGCCCACTGCGAGACGATCAGGCCCAGCTCGCGCGCCTCAGCGACATGGCCGTGCACCCAGCCGTGGCAGCCCGTCGAACCCGAGCCACACAGCAAGACGAGGTTGGCCGGCATGTTCGTGTCCGGCCGCTTCACCCGCTTCGACCGCCGGTGATGACGCGAGCCGCCCTGCGCGTGCCGTCCGCACATCTCGCAGCACTCACCAGCGCGACCGTCGACGAGGCGGCAGATCTCCGGTGCGATCGTGGCCATCAGCTGGCCTTCGCTTCCCGGTACAGGCCGTCGAGCTGTTCAGCCAGCTTCCCGATGACGGTGATCGTGCGGCACGGGAACAGGACGTTGCATTCCGGGCAGTAGAACCGTTCCGACCGTGGGCCGGAAGTGCCGCGGCGGAGCACCTTGTGGTGCAGTTCCGAGACACGTGCCAGATCAAGTCGCCGTGCACGGATGTGCGCCAGGTCAGTCGTGGCCTTCTCCTCACGGAGTCGCGCGTTCTCCCCGGCCAGCGCAGGCCACGCGGTACGTGCCTTCTCCAGGCGGGCGGTGGTGTCCGCCAGCTGCTGCTCGAGCGCAGCGGTCTTCTTCGCGTACTGGCGGCGCGCCTTCGATGTCCTCATCGGATATGCCCCTCTTGGCGAGCGGTGACGAGGGATCGTTCGGTGGTGTGAGACGCGCGGAGCAATGCTCCGATGAGGCCGGCAGGCATCGGCTCGGGGTTGAGGTTTGGCGTCGGCTTCACGAGCGCGCGGAGCTTCGAGCCGGACTTGGCCATCAGCCCCCAACCGTCGGGCAGGTCGTCGCGGACGATCGCCTTGTCGGAGACGACGAGCCACCAGAAGTGCATGTGTCGGCGGAACGTCTCGGCCTTCGACGGGTCGCGCAGCTCAGCGAGCCAGTCCGATCGGGAGACCTTGACCTCGTGGCCATGGAAGACGGGTGCCTTGATCGACCAGTGCTTGGGCGACGAGTACGACACCTCAGGGCCGCTTGTTGTTGAGTGCATGTCGACGGCGATGAAGTCGCAGATGCGCGTGCGGCTCCATCCGAGGCCGATCGGGACATGCTCGGCCCGGAAGAACTTCGGCCCTACCCAGTTGCCGTTCCTGATCTGAGCGGCGTACCGGACGTTGAGTCGGTCGAGCATCGTCCGTTCGGTCTCACGCGGTTCGGCCCGCCTCTCGCCACCAAACAGATCCATGACGGCGTTCACCGGTACTCCGCGATGAGCGCAAGGTGGCAAGCGCGGACCGTCGCAACATCACCAGCGGCCGTGTGGTCAGGTATGGGGATGTCGTGGCCCCTGTCCTGCAGGTCCGCAGTGATCCTGTTCAGGCCCTTCGGGACGTCGTAGCCGAGAGCGCCCATGGCGTAGACCTCGACGTCGAGCATCCGGTAGTGCCACGGCGGTTCGTGGTGTCTGCTCGCCCACAGGGCGTGCTGCAACATGCCGGCGTCGAATGATGGGTTCGCGCCGGTGAGAGTGGCCCCGTTCAACGCTTCGCGCATCTGCTCGTCGAAGACGTTGACGTCGTACATGTCGCCGGGGTTCTTGTAGCGGTCGTGGAAGCCGCCGACACGCAGGGCGTCAGGGTTCGCAGCACCGAACCGGTGGAGTGGGAGGAACGTCGAGTGGATCGGCCCGTCGTCGACGGCGTAGGCGATCTCCCACGGCTCGTGCACGGTCGGATCAAGGCCAGTTGTTTCACAATCGAGGTAGACGATCGTCACGACGTGGGTCCTGTCAGCTGGGTGCGGAGGTGCTCGATCGCCTGGTCTGGGCTGCTGTCTCGCCAGTCCGGCCAGACACGGGCGCGGTTCTTCGCGTACTTGGCGGTGAGCGCGGCGACGATGTCCTCCGGTTCGTGGCCAGCACGCCATGCCCCGTCGAGCGCGAGGATGACGACGTCGACCCATTCGGTGACGTCCGTGGGGTCTTCCTCAACCTCGACGAGTTCCTTGCGGATGTGGGCGAGGATCCCGTGCAGGCGGCTGCTCGGGCCGAAGGTCTCGCGAGACCACTCGCGTTGAGCTCGGAGCATCGCTGCCAGGTCGTCGGCCTGGAAGTACACGGTGATGCCGAGGCCCTGGGCGATCCGCAGCTCCTCGGATGCGCCCTTGGACTTCTCCCACCCGCGCATCATGTAGATCCCTTGGCAGTGGACGAGGAGCTCGATGTCGTGGCGCATGTAGCACTGCCACGTGTGACCGCTGTCGAGGAGTTCGCCGGGGTAGAGGCAGGGGTTTCCTGCGCATGCGCCGATGTCGACGGGGTTCACGGGGTGTGCGCCCCAGAGCGCGACTTCCGCAGCTGCGGCCGCGAACTTCTCGACGAAGTCGGGGACGTCTTTGATGCCGCCGGAGATGTAGATGGTGTCGGTCATGCTGTGTCCTTTCGTGGGCAGAACTCGGGTTCGGTGATGGCTTTGGAATCGCAGGCGGCGATCGTGAGGTGGCACTCAGGGCAGATGGGCTCGACAAGAGCGAGGCCGGCGCCGGGTGCGCTGAGCGCACGCCACTTCGTGAGGAACGCGGACACGAAGGACGGGACGGGGTTGAACGACGACTGCAGGGCGTTGTCGATGAGTCGTCTGTCGCCGTGGAGGAGGATCAGGTCGCGGAGTTCGTCGAGCTTCTTCTGGTCGACCTCGAATGAGATGTCACGGAACGCGGGGACGGATCTGAACTTGTCCGCGAACACGCGCACTTCGCCCGTCAGGGCTGGCCCGCCGCCGCGTGATGCGGCGGCAGCCGTATCTTCACTTTGCTTTGCTTTACTTGGGTCTGTGACATCAGTCGGACGGTCACGTGATGTGTCACGTGACGTTTCTTGTGACTGACGGTCGCGCTCTCTCTTCGCCCGCTGCCGCGCCGCGTCCTGATCTCGCTTGTTCTGGAGGGTGATCAGTTCTTCCTGGATGCGTTCAAAGTTCCGGATGATGTAGCCGCCGTCGGCCTTTTCCCACGGTCCCTGCTTGTCGCGGATGCGGCGGCAGAGGCTGTTGGCGACTTTCACCGCTGCGGCCTGATTGGTCTTCCTGGTGAGCTCGAGGAGTTTCGTCGTGGGGATGAAGCCCTTCGTCTTGGCGCGTCCAGACCACGCCATGCCGCGGGTGAACATGACCTCAGCGGAGTCATCCAGGGCTGCGAGGGCGACGTCGTCGTAGTAGGAGAAGAAGAGCTTCACGTAGGGGTCCTGGGCCATCAGTCGGACACCCCGCAGTGGTGGATGGTGTGCCACGGGAAGTCCTCGGCCTGACCGACGTCACGTTGGGTGACGGCGCGCATGTCGAGGGACTCGCGCATGTGGGGGAGCCGGTAGGCGTAGATGCCGTCGACGATCCGGATGGTGGTCGCGTCACGGACCTTGTCCGGGTTCACCGGGTCCGCGTCAAGGACAGCCCACCAGGTGGTGTTCTCTGCCTTGCGCGCCAGAACGATCAGGTTCCCGCAACCGCGGCCGCACAGTTTCGCCTTCATGCGGCGTCCCCCTGCCAGGCGTACCGGCCGACACGCCACCCGGTGCGATCCTCGAGCTCGCGGAACGGCAGACCGCGGGACGCCCACAACGTGGTGGCGGCGATCTTCTCGGCCTTCGAAAGCTTCACCGTCCGGTCACCTTCGAGGGCCCGTTCGATCGCGACTTCGTCGAGTTCGGTGTCCTTGGCGAGGACGGTGGGGGAGTCGTCGTGGTCGATGTCGTCCCACGCCATGGGTGACGCCCACCCGTGTTCGGCGGCAGTGCGGCGTGCAGCTGCCGACGTGGTCGGCTTGTCCAGCGGGGTCATGTGAAGGCGGTCATATGCCTCCACGACACGGACCGCGAAGTCGTATCTGATGAAGGACGGCAGGTCCTTGCGGATCAGGTTCAGGGTCGACGGGTGGCAGCCGATGATCTTCGCGATCGACGGGCACGAGTACCCGATGACTGCGAGGGCTTGGAGGCGTCGTTGGACGCCGATCGTGGTGAACAGGATCTTCGCGGAAAGGATCTTCTGCTGCGTGGAGCGCAGGACGATCGTGTCCGGGCCGCGGGCATGGAGACGCACCAGCATGTTCAGGTTCACCCCGGTGGCCCGGTGCAACTGGGTGCGGGTCGACGCGTCGATGACGTCCCACGCTTCCTGACCCAACGGGATCCTGAGACGGATCCCTTGGTTGAGGCGGTGCTTCGCGGCCTTGCAGTGCTTGTAATGCGCTTCGACGCACGGGTCGCACAACGGTTCGTCGTCTTTGCGGTGCTGCAGGGCGCCGGCGTAGGAACCATGGCGCAGGTCATCGGGTGACATCAGTCGCCTCCTTGAACTCGTGGCGTGTGATCGTGGTGAACAGGAACGGATCACCTGCCGGGTCGATGGGGTGGAACTCCCAGTCCTCGCGGAGCTCGATCTCCCACAGGTCGTCATCGACAGGACCTGCTGACAGGTGGGTGCGGCGGCCGATGGGGCGTTGGAGGATGTCCAATGTGTGGGCTTTCCACGCGTCAGCGGCGGTGCCGTCGCTGACGTCGGTGGACTGCTGACGGGACAGGATCCGTCCCTCAGCGTCGATCTGGAGGTACTCGAACACAGTCGTGTGGGTCATGTTGCTGCTCCTTGCCGGGCTAGCTCTTCGGCAATTTGGATGCGCTCGACGGCGACGTCAGCCCACTGCTTCTCGGTCTCCATCAGCAGCGCGCGCCGGCCCGACAGGACGGCAGCGACACCTGTTGAACCAACGCCGGCGAAGGCGTCGCCAATCAGGTCGCCCTGGCGGCTGGATGATTCGATCAGCTCGCGGAGTAGCGGCACCGGCTTCTCGGAGGGATGCCTGACCTTGCGGCCGGTGGGTCTCGGGAACCGAAGGACAGATCCCTTGCGGAGCCTCGTGGGCAGACCCTCGGTGCCGGACTTGCCAGCGTGACGGTGCTTTGAGACCACGAAGGAAATCTGCTCGTGTGCGGGAGCCCATGCAGCAGTGACATCGCCGGATCCGAGTGCGACCTTGTCCCAGACCAGCGTGGCCGGCGCAGAAACTTTCAGTCCAACCAGAACGTCCGGCGGACCAAATACGTACAGATGGCGATTCTGGCCGACCACACGAACACATTCGCGCAGCACCTCAGTGATGCCGTCCCGGTCCGTCGCTGAGTCGTTGTCGAGAAGGTCGAACTTCTCCGACCGGCGGTTGCTCTGCCATTCGACCCCATAGGGCGGGTCAGTGAGGATCAGATCGACCGACTCCGTAGCAAGTGTCGGCAGCACATCGCGTGCATCATCGAGATAGAGGGTGACCAGGTCCGACTGGTAATAGGGAGTGATCATGCCGCTGCCGCCGCGATACAAGTGATCAGATCGCGCGCGGCCGGCGGGGTGACGGCGTTGCCGTAACCCTTCACCTGGTCGCGGCGGGACCCAAGGACGATGTAGTCGCGGTCGAACGCCATCCCGGCGCCGACCTCGTGGGGCTCGAGCATCCTGAACAGGCAGTCGTCGACCTGCGCGGCAGCGGCTTCGATTTCGCCGGGGGTGATGAGCGACTGGTGGCCGGCCGTCGTGAGGGTGCGGAGGTACGAGCCGGCGGGTGTCGTCATCTCCGCCCCGCCGCCGTTGTTCCGCATGATGAGCGCGTACCGATCGACGGTCGTCAGGGTGCCGACTGGCTCGTCGACTGTCCGAGCGGTGTCGCTGTTGCCGTAGTAGGGCGCGAGGAGCGCATGGTGGTTGCCGGACGCGGTGACCGTCGACATGGGGTCTGCGGTCGATCGGGCCGTCGAGCCGCCGCCACGCAGCTCGGCGATGAATGGACGGTGCAGGAGAGCCTTCGTCGTGTCGTTGGCCGTCAGCGTCGACATCGGTTCGTTGAGATCGCGGGTGCGGTACTCGAAACGCCGGTCAAGCATGAACGCATCACTCGGCGCGACGAGCGCAGTCGTGTCCCGGGTTGTCATCGTGCGGTGTGGATCCGTCAGCGGGCGGGCGTCGTCGTTCCGCGTTCCGCCGGCGGGCACCGCGAGAGCCTTGGACGCGGTCGTGTGCAGCGCTGTGAGCACATGGTCATGGGCTGGCCATGTACGGACGCCGGGGCGACGCTCGAAGGTGTTGCCCGCCGCCTCGAGCGTGAACGGACGCCAGTAGCGGGCGATGCCGGCCGCGATCCGCGCGCGGGTCTTCTCCGCGAGATCCTTGTCACGATCGCCGATCCGCTTCCCCGGGATGGACCAGTCGATCGCGGCGGCCGCGGGGAGGAAGCCAGGCTCGACCTCAGTGCCGCATCCGGGTGTGGCGCACAGGTAGACGTACTGCTGCTTGTACTTCCCGATCGACCGGTTCGGTTTCCACGCCTGGAACGTCTCAACGACGCGCGCGCACCGGCCGCAGAACCCCTGCGGCCGCATGAACGCGTCCAGGTCGGGGGCGTGCTGATCGTTGCGCCACGCCACGACGTAGATCCGGTCGCGGGACTGCGGGGCGGGGTCGCCGGCCGCCTGGGCGTGCATGCTGTTGAGCGATACAACGGTGAACTGGTAGCCGAGGTTCCGGAGGCCGAGCTGCCATGCCTGCCACGGTGCGGCGTATTTCGGGTTCCGTGCGATGTCGACGACGTTCTCGATCACCGCGTACCGGTACCTGTGGTGCTCGATGAAGCGAAGGACGTCGAACATCAGCAGTCTGGATCTCGTGGCAGCGTCTTCGTCGAGCTTCAGGTCGTCATCAAGGTCGTCGAACAGGGACCAGCCGCCGAGGATCCGCGCGAGGTCGGGCTTCTTCCCGTTGGCCTGGGACCACTGCGTGCATTCAGGGGATGCCCACAGCAGGTCTGTCGAGGGGAAGTAGCCGGGATCCTCGAGGTGCAGGTCGACGCAGGCGTGATCGGCGGTGGGGTGGTTGCTGTTGTGGACCTCGACGGCGAGCGGCCAGTGGTTCGCGGCGATGACGAGCTCGATGCCGGGGACCTGCACGGCGCCCGATGAAGCACCGCCGAAGCCAGCGAACAAGTCGGTCAGGGTCAGGGCACTCATGGAGTCCCCCGGCCGAAGCGGCGGTTAGGGTGGGCGGCGTTCCATGCGGCGACGTCGCGACGGCGCTTCCGGATCAGAAGCACGGTCAAGACGAGACCGACGAGGATCGTGGTCCACTGCGCCGGGTGGGTGGTGATGTGCTCGATCATCAGCGCGCCGTCGCCTTGACTTCGGGTCGGCGGGGGCGCATGACGAACACCGGGCGATTGCCATGCTCGACAAGCTCGCCGCTCGTCAGGGGGCTGCATCCGTGTGCGGTCCAACCGCCGGACATGGCGCTGTTGCCGAACCGGTGCTGGCGCATCGCGCCGACGTCGTCGACAGCGACCGTTCCCTGTGGGAGAGCCGCCAGCACGGCGGGGTCTGAGATCGGTCCTTCCCAACCGGGAAGTGCCCAGGCGCTCATGACGTGGCTGCCAGGGACTCAGTGAGGGAGACGCCCTTGGTGGCGTCGAGGATCCTCCACCACTCGGTGGAGTGCTCGCGGAGGAACGCGGTACGCGCGGCGTCGTTGCCGAACGTGACAGCGTCCTTGTACGACTTGCCGTCGTCGGTGAGGACGTAGGCCCATCGGACCACTTCGGCCGTCTTCGTCTTGGCGGGGGTCTTCTTCGCGGGGGTGGTGGTCTCAGGCATGGGTTTTCTCCTTGGTGGGGGTGAGGCGGGTACGCCAGGCGTCGAGGACGGCGGCGGTCTCGATGGGGTCTGTCCGGACGGGCATGACTGCCCCGATGAAGTGGTCACCGCAGACGGCGATGACAGGCTTCGATGCGCCGGCGGCGGCACGGAGGATCAGCGGTCTGCCGTCGGGGTTGACGGATCGGTGGGTCGCGTCCTGGAACTGGGTCAGGAGACGCGGGTTCACAGCGACCGGTTCACCGGTCACTTCGTTGTCGAGGCCCCGGCTGAGGACGTCCCAGATGTTGGGTCCGGCGGTGTTGCTGAGCGCGTCGAACTCGAGGACGGTGGCGACGAGGTCACGTGACTGGCCCGCCGAGACTCTGAGGATGTTTCCGATGACCTCGACGGTCAGCGGCACCTCGTTGTCCGGGTACGGCTTGATGGTCCGGAGCAGGGTCTTGATGTCTGCGGCTCTGATCAGCTGATCGAACCCGTCGGGCGTGCCTGGAGCGGGGCGGCGGGATACGCCGGCCAGGTACCGGTTGGTGGCGTCCGCCGTCAGGTGCCCGTCGCCGGAGCGGATGCGCAGGCACGTCAGCTGCGGGGTTTCCCAGGGTTCGGCGGCCATCCCAAGAACAGGTGAGACCAGCTTCTGCAGCTCGACGATGGACGTGCGAATCGTGGTCGTCACCTGTGCAGCCCTCCCTGTCCGACGACCTCACGGTTGAGGTCCTGGATGGCGTGGCAGGGCTGCAGCATGCAGAACTGCCGCGGGTCGGGGTGGGTGTCGTCGTGCCAGTTCTTGACGACGTCCATGAGGGAGTCCGCGTCTCGCGTGTAGATGAGCGTGGTGGACCTCGCCGACGTGTTGATGAGGTTGCTGTGGGTGTTGCTCATGAGGTCTCCTTGACGTTGAGGCGGACGGGCATGATCACGTGGGTTGCCGGCGCGGGGTCGCCGTCGGGGCTGATGCCGTGGACGAGGACCGCTTTGGTGGGGCTGCTGCTGCACAGTTCGACGGCGTCGTAGCTGATGGACTTCAGCAGCGCGCCCAGGTATGTGGGGTTGATACCGAGGCGGATCGCTTCGTCGCCGACGACTTCGACCTGTTCTGTGCCGGAGCCTTTGTCGTCGGCTGACGACAGGGCCATGACCTGGTCGGCGATGTCGACGGTCACTGGTTTCTCCCGTTCCAGCACCAGCGCCGCCCGGTCCAGTGCCGCGAGCAGGTCTTGCCGGGTGACGGTGTGCGTGTACGCGGGGGTGAGGGCTTGGAACGCTTGCCACCGGATCGGGTCCCCGTCGATGAGGCCGGCGGTGACGGTGGCGTTGTCGCAGGAGAAGCTGATCCGGTTTTCGTCGACGCCGATGGTGACGTCGCCGCCCATGTTCTTGACGGCGGCGAGGATGTCGCCGAACACGACCCGGACTTTCATGTCGGCACCTGTCCAGGGGAGCGGGACCATGGCGGCCCGGTAGGCGTCTGTGGTGAAGATCCACAGGTTCTCGCCGTCCGTTTCGAGAACGGCCCCGTACACGGCCTTCTGGGTGGGGTCCACGCCAGCGGAGTGAGCAGCTTCCTTCGCGCCGAGCTCAAGCGCGTGCGCTGGCACGACACCCACTCTTGGGGGCGGGGGAGGTGTGGCCGGGTACTCGACCTCTGGGTACGCCAGCAGCAGGTACTTCGACCGTCCGGCCTCGACGGTGAGACCGCCGTCGTCGGATGTCAGGTTCACGGTGTGCCCGGGCAGCTTCTGCACGAGGTCCCGCAAACGGTGGCCGGACACGATCGTCACCCCGTCGTCGGCGACATCCGCGACGATGGAACGTTCGATGGTCAGGTAGTAGTCGGTGGCCCGAAGACTCATCTGCCCGTTCGCCACGGTCATGTGCACCGCGGAGAGGATCGGCGCGGCAGGACGGGAGGGGATGGCAGGTGCGACTGCAGCAAGTGCGGCCGCGAACTCGGACCGGTTGACGGTTGCTCTCACAGGTCGTCACCACCGTGGAGGTTGCGGCCGAACTTCGTGGCCGCGATGACGGTGGCGATCGCGCAGGCGGCGAGCAGCCCGCATAGGAGTCGCAGACCGAGGATGACGAGCGTGTCGAATTCGCTCATGATGTGGCCCGTCCCTTTTCCGCCTGCAAAGCGGACTCGAGGTCGTCGGCAGCTCTGACCAACGAGCTGGCCAGGTTCCGCAGCGACTGAGGGTCGGTGCCGAGGATGGCGCCCTCATGGGTGCTGTGCTCGGGCTTCACCCCGCCGGGGTAACGAACCCACACGCGCGCACCGGACACCTTCCCGGTGTCGTCGTTCGCGAGGACACCCGCTTCGAAGATCGTCGTGTCGCGGATCAGGATCGTGGGGAGGGACGCCGTGCTCACGAGGTCACCTCGAGACGCTCGGCGCCGACCGTGACCTCGTGGAGGACCCGCAGGGTACGGACCTTGACCTTGTCGTCCAGGGTCACAAGGTCGTCGAGGTCGACCTCGACGGCGAGGAACCGCGGATCGCCGCCTCCGCCGTAGTAGCCGATCGTGGCGCCCGGCTCGGCGCACAGGTGGAGCCCGCCGCCACACGCCTGCTCGGGATCCCAGTCCGGGGCCGTGACCTGCTCGCCGATCGGGTAGGTGATCTCGCGGTAGCCCTGGCCGGCGACCAGGTCGGCGTCGACAGCCTTGTAGAGGACGACCTTGCCGTCGGTGACTGTGGCGCCGTTGTACTCGCACCAGGTGCCCGCGTCGCCCATGTCCAGGTCGGTCAGGTCGATGAGCTGACCACCGTCGAAGGTGGCCTGTGCGGAGTACAGGAAGACCGCGACGCGCGGCCCGACGTTGGTCGCCTTCGCGCGGCCGTACAGGCGGATCGTGGCCGAGCCCCCGACGCTCTGGATCGTGGCCGAGCCCCCGACGCTCTGGATCGTGGCCGAGCCCCCGACGCTCTGGATCGTGGCCGAATCCCCGACGCTCTGGATCGTGGCCGAGCCCCCGACGCTCTGGATCGTGGCCGAGCCCCCGACGCGCTGGATCGTGGCCGAGCCCCCGACGCGCTGGATCGTGGCCGAGCCCCCGACGCGCTGGATCGTGGCCGAATCCCCGACGCGCTGGATCGTGGCCGAGCCCCCGACGCGCTGGATCGTGGCCGAGCCCCCGACGCTCTGGATCGTGGCCGAGCCCCCGACGCTCTGGATCGTGGCCGAGCCCCCGACGCTCTGGATCGTGGCCGAATCCCCGACGCGCTGGATCGTGGCCGAATCCCCGACGCTCTGGATCGTGGCCGAATCCCCGACCTCTTCGATGCTCGAGTGTCCGTAGATCTCGACCTCGGACTCGCCTGTGTCGCCGATCGTGAGCCAGACGCCCTCAGGTGAGTCGATCAGGATCCGGGTGGTTTTCGCGGCCAGCGCTGCGTTGAACTCAGCCTGAGTAGTGACGGTGGTGGTCATGCGCGGGCCGCCCGTCGAGCGATGCGAGCGGCCTTGCGGATCCGCTTGCGGTTGGCTCGGTCCGCGTCCACAGCTTGGCGGTGGTTGCTGACCTGCTCGACGATCTTCTTAATCGTCGCATCGCCGACACCGGCTTTGCGTGCGTCCTTGACGGTCGCGAATCTGTACGTGGTCATGGGATACTGCCTTTCAGTAGTTGTTGCGAAGGGCTCCGCGCTGGGACGCATGGGGCCCTTCGTGCTGTTTGGGGTGGTGCAGGGTCCCGGCGCCGTCGTGGGCATGCGCACGGACCGCTTCTTGAGCCGGGAGCAGACGGGCGCCGGGACGGTTTAGGGGGAGCCGCGGACGGTGTCGATCGGGCGGTGTCGGAGGTCGTCAGACGACAGGCACAACGGGGACCCGCCGGCCGGTGACCAGGACTCCACTACCTGTCCGTGGTTCCGGGACGACTCCAGGGCGATGGGCCGAAGACAGAAGCCGCACTCGGAGACCCGGGGGAGCGCGAGCGTTGTCATGCTCACGCCCCGATCCAGCGGCGCACCGGGAACAATTTGTTGTTGTTGCCGGTCGTGGAAGTGGTCGACTTCTCGTGAACGATCTCGCCGCTGGCGTCGCGGTAGAAGTCGATGAGCCCGTGGGACTTGCACGTCGCCCAAAGGGCGCTGTACCTGTTCGGGTTGATCGAGATCCGCGGGCCCTTGACCGTGTCCTCAGTCAGCCGGACCCGGACGTCGTCCTGGTGGATCAGGTCGAGCGGGCCGCGGCGAGCATCCATGAGTGCCGCGATGAACTTCTCAAGGTCCTCGTCACCCCGGAACCAGTCGCCAGCGACCAGCTCAACCCGCGCCCGGTACTCGCGGTCGATCGCGTCGAAGTCGATCGCCATGGCGTCGTGCTGTACGGCGGTCATACGGAACCTCGGCATCTTGGGGCAGTGGTTGCATCCGGGTGTGACGGCGAGGTCTTCGCAGACGGCGCAGTCATCGGGGGAGGAAGGGAGTTCTTCGGCGGGTTCGTCTTCGAGGGACGCTCCGCACAGCGCGACGGTCTCGTCGCTGCAGCAGCACGTGTGGACGATGTCGTCCCCGTTCGACGCATCGGGCCCGCTGGTGCGGGATTCGATCGCGACCGCGGTCATGACGCGCGGCTTCTGGTTCGGCCCCAGGCGTCTTCGGTGGTCTCACGCACGCGGATCCGTTGCTCGATGGCGGCGATGTCCTCGTCGGTGAACAGCCACGTCGACGCCTTGGTCTGGACCGGGCGGATGTGTGGCCACGGTTTGACCGAGGTAGAGCAGCGCCGGCGGACCTGATCCACATCGAGGCCGAAGTGCACGGCTACGTCGGAGATCGAGTGCAGCTTTTTCATGCCGGGACCTTCGCCTCAGCGCTGACGACATAGGTGATGGAGTCGATAGAGACGCCGAGACGCTTAGCGATCGCGTTCGTGACGGCCGGGGAGGGTTGTTTGGCCCCCTTCTCGATGTTCGTCAGGTAGCCGGGGCTGATCAGGCAGTCGACTGCGAAGAGTCCGTGCTTGATGCCGAGTGCCTCACGGAGCGCCCTGACAGCGGGACCGTGGACGAGTCGTGTGTGCATGTGAAGACCATAGGCAAGAACAGGCAACGATGTCAAGGAAGACTAGGCAACAAAGTTTCTCGTTGAGATTCTGGGAAATTTCCTGTGAATGACACGCTTGGTTTTCTGGAAAATGCGGGGTTGGAGGCGGATACGCTGGTTTGCGTTGCCTGAAATTTCCTAGGAGAGTCCTACTCGTGATCAGCGGAACCGAAATCGCAGCGGCTCGACACCGTGCCGGCCTGAGCCAAAAGGCTCTGGCGGACCTGCTTGGCACCGACGTCAAGACGGTCAATAACTGGGAGACAGGGCGCACGAAACCTCGCCAACTGGAGGCAGTGCGCCAGTTCGTTCAGATGCACCCGCCCGCGGGGGCGGCGCCGCTGTCGCTGATCTCAGACGAAGAGCTGTTGAGGGAGATCGCCGAACGATTCGCGCGAACTCGAGCGAAAGGAGACTTGGGTGATGGCAACAACCTGGACCAGAAGAGTGTGAGTGACCCCGAGGGCGGGGGAGAGGTGATCGAAGGCAACTTCGGCGGACCAGACCCGGCTGACCTGATCGGTACGATCCCGGCCGACGCCCCCGGAGAGCCCTCGGAAGGACAGCGGCTTCGAGAGCAGCAGGATGAGGACGGCGAGCAGACATGACGCCGGTTGGCGGCAAGTCCCGCCGGATTCCCGGCGCCTCAGTCATCGAGACCAACGCACCGGCCGCCAAAGGCGCGAACGAGGTGCTGTACGGAACGGCACGCGTCCTAGTGAAGCCCAACCACTTCGCAACAGCGATGGTTGCGAACGAGTTCATCTGCGCTCGTCTCGCGATCGGCTTGGGCCTGCCGGTGCCGATGGGGGATGCTGCCACGCTCAACGACCAGAGTGCTTGGGTGAGCGCGGAAATTGTCCTTGATGGTGTGGCGCTTCCGGACGTAGACCCGGACGTCATTGCCACTGCCGCGCCGTCGGACGTCGCAGGCATCTGTGTCTTCGACGTGTGGGTTGCCAACTATGACCGGTCGCCTGACAACGTCTTGTACCACCCAAAGATCGGTCTTTGGGCTATCGATCACGAGCACGCACTGGGAGGGCCGAGTCCATCCTTGGGAGACCTTAATCACGAGGTGTTGAACCCCGTGCACTGGCCGCTGTTGGCCCCCGACAAACTGAACACTGTCTATTTGCGGAGTTGGTGTGAGCTCGTCCGGCAGATCAGTCCAGGAATGATCGACGCCGCGCTGCGTGAAGCGCAGGCGCGTAAACTCATCAACACTGTGACGCGGGTAGCGCTGCAGCGCTTCTTGTCAGAGCGGTCGCGCATGATCGATCACCTGTTGGAGAAGTCGATCGGAGAGGAACACGTGCCATGGCTGACCGACAAGCCGACTGGTACCTGATCCAGTTCACGGCGAACATGAAGCGTCGTGAGCCGCGGAACGTCGGTGTAGCGCTGCGGTCGCCACAGGGATGGTTAGCAAGGTTTTTTGGCGTTGAGAACGGACATGTAGATGGCCGGCGATTGCGCCCTTTGTCCGTCAGCGCGGATGCCTACGCCGCATGGGTCGACCACTACACCCGTCATCTGAACAACGACGGGTGGGAACGAGTGCTCCGCGACCGCAAGGAACGCAACTTTGCGGTCGTGCCCGGCGGCACGATCTACGAGACTCGCGCGACCTGGGCGACCGAACTCGACCGCCTCTATTCCGAGCTAGTTGACGACGACACCTCCAGCCGGACGCTGGCGGAACGCGAAAGTTCTCTGGAGATCGCCAGTCGCGTCTTACGCGTGGCCAACATCGCCGCCGAGCGTGACGTGCAGGTTGAAGCCGACTTCGGCGAGCGCAAGACCGATGTCCGATGGGACTTTGCCCACCAGAACGGGTCTTTGCACCTCATGAACAGCCTTCGATTGACTGGCAGGAATCCGGCCATCTTGACTGAGTCCTTCTACGCTCGGGCGAAGGCTGTCGGGGCCGCCCGACCCAAGCTCACGAAGTTCGTCTGCTTCTACGATGGACTCGAGAACCAGACGAACGTGGATCGCGTCCTCGCGCCCATCGAGGCCGTCGCCACGACTGTAGATCTCTCGAACTTCGAAGAAGCAGTCGAGACGGTGCAGCGTCACGTGCATTCCTGATTCTGTCGCAGCCGACATCTACCGTCAGTGACACGATGACGACACCGCACCCGTGGGCAGACAGCCCGAATCCTTGGCGAGACTGGCGGGAGTTGCCACACTTCGATCTTCACCACCGCCTTCTACCTGAAGGCGTGCACGGGCTCACTGACGGTGTGAAGAACGTTTGGCACGACATCCGCCTCCTGCAGGTCGAGCGTCGTTACACCACCCAGCACGAGCGCGAGCATGTGAACGCTGGGCACAGGGGATGTCAGAACGGCAGCGGGGAGGCGCGTGTGCTGTACCGCGCTGCGCAGTATCTGTGTCCGAGACCCCGGCCCATCGTCGACGCGCTCGTCGCAGCTGATGGCGATCTGGCGGTCGCCGCAGACCACCTGTGGCTTCCCGAACGCGGACTTCGTGCCCGACTCGATCAGCGGTTCATGCATCCGGGGGAGTGGCCGTTCATCAGGAACTCAGTGAACGAGCAGCTTCACCCGTGACGACGAAACTAGAACGCAGGAGCAACTATGAGCGACGAGACGATCCCGACAACGCTGACCGAGCGATTCCCCGACCTCTCCTTCGCGAAGGTGGAGGGGGCGTCGTCATGGGTAGGTGTGGACTCGGATGGCGAGGTGCACGTGTCCGCATGCTCGCGGCGGGGATCACAACCTGACCCGACGCGCGCGGCGCAAGACGCGATGGAGACCGGCTCGCAAGTCGTCGGCGCTGACGATGAGTGGGCCTGACATGACGGGCAGACCGGCACAGCAGCCGGGTGCACTCGACGACATCGCGAAGGCGATGCTCAGGATCGAGGACAAGGTCTGGCGGTACGCGGGCGCGAAGGAGCAAGCGATCCGGGAGCAGTTCGACCTCAGCGCCACCCAGTTCTACCAACGTCTCAACTCGCTCATCGAGACTGAGGCCGCGATGGCGTTCAACCCCCTTCTGGTCAAGCGCCTGCGGCGCATGCGTGCCCAGCGTCAGCGGACGCGGGCGGCCATCCGCGACGCCTACGACCTCTAGTCGTGATCGGGCTCGGGGCTGCCGAGTGCGAGTGACTCAACGACCTTCTCAGCCTGTGCGAGGCCACTGACCTCACCGCCGGCGAGCATGGCGTCCAGCGCGTCGAGGCCACTGTCCGATACGTCACCGATCAGGCTGCCGTAGACGCCGATGGTCGTGGTGATGTCCTCGTGGCCCATCCGCTTTTGCACAGCGGCCATCGGCTCACCGGATAGGAGCATCAGGACGGCGTGCGTGTGGCGGAGCATGTGCGGGGTGACCGTGCGGGTCAGACCGAGCTCCGCTGCGACCTCAGTGATCCGCACGCGCTTGGGGGCGGCGTCACGGTGGTTGAGGGGTCTGACCCAGTACCGGTGGCGGAAGCCGGTGTAGTACCACTTGCGACCGTGCTCGTTGGTGAACAGGAGGTCTTCGGGGGAGAGGCCTTTGTGACGCCGGCGGATCATCTCGGACGCCTCGGTGGACATCTTGGTGCGCCTCAGACCAGCGGAGGACTTCGCGTCGGCGACCATCTCGAACTTGCCCTTCTCGCCGCGGCGCATCACCCGGCCCATCGTCACGTACAGGCCGTCGGTCCCGTAGTCCTCCACGTCGACCGATCGGAGGGCGACAGCTTCGGACCACCGCCACCCAGACGACACAAGGAAGAGGAGGAGATCAGCGGCGTCCTGGCTGACGGCTTTGGCGGCCTGGTGGAGGATCTGCCACTCCGCCGGCCGCAAACCCTTCGCCTTGTTCCGTTCCCTACTCGGCAGCACAGTCTCAGTGCAGGGGTCGATGATCGCCAGACCCTGGGCTTTGCCGCCCGCCCACTTGTAGATCCCGTGGAGAACGGAGTGCGCGTCAGCGACGGTCTTCGCGGACAGATCAGCGGAGAGCGTGTCGATCCACTGCTGGACCTCGGCCTCGCTGATCAGATTGATCGGCTTGTCACCCAAGTGAGGGAGGATCTGGTTGCGGATCAGCTGCCCGTACCTGGTCGTCGTGTACGTCGACCGGACGCGCAGGGGAGTGCCGTCGGATCTCTTCGCGGACTTCCACTCCAGCCACGCCAGGGCGACATCGCGGAGGACGTTCTCGAGGACCTCGGACGGTTCGGTCTCGTTCATCACCGCCCGGGCCCGCGCACCACCGACAGCGTCGACAAGTTTCGCGAACCGGTCAGCGGCCTTGCGCGTCGAGAACGTCTCGCTCGAGGATCTCGTGCCGACACGGAAGCGGACCTTGTATGAGACTGCACCACTCTTCGCGGTGTACGCCTTGACGCTTGGCATCAGATGAACAGCATGTCGGAGACGGCGACCTGTCCGCGATCTGGGTAGTCGAGCAGCCCGAGGGACCTGAGGGCGCCGAGGTTGTTCGCGAACCCGCTGCTGGCGGGGGAGACGCCAGCCAACTCGGCAAGTTCCTCGCGGCTGAGCGAGCCGGGATGTGCGTCGATGAGCGGCTCGATGATCCGCCACCTCCCGTCCGGGATCAGGGTCCGGATCTTCGCGTGCAGGTCCTCGGTGGTCGCCGGCGGCGGCACGATGTCGACGTGCTCGCGACCGGCGTCCGTGATCTGCACGAGCCCGCGCGACGGGTAGGTGATCAGACCGGAGGTGTTGAGTCCCCCGAGGTTGTTGGCGTACCCGCTGCTCTTGGGAGAGACCCCCGCGAAGAGGGCGAGCTGGTTGCGCGGAGCTGCGTCCACACCGATGGACTCCAGCGATACGAGCGCTTCGAGCAGCTTGCGGCGAGCGGGCGGAACATCGGACTCGTTAGCCGGTCGGACCGGCGGCGTCGGACGCTTGAGAGTGAGGACCCGGCTGGACTGGGGTGCGCGGGCAGCAGACCTCGCCGGGACACCTTTGGTGGGCGGGCGCGGGCCGAGCGCCGCGAGCTCTGCAGCCAGACGTGTCCCGAGAGCCTGCAGAGTGGCGACGTGGTGCTCGAGCTGCTGCACGATCTCGGGGGAGACTGTCGGGACCTCCACACGTTCGACAGTCGGCTGGAGTGTTTCGCGGGTCCGCTCGACGATCAAGTCCTTCTGCAGTTGCGCGATCGTCTTCCGCAGGTGCTTGGGATCGTCTGCCTGTGCCTTCTCGATCGTTTCGGCCATCGCCGCCTTGATCGAGTCGAGGTCGACCTCGGCGAGAGTGGCTGGCGGGCGCGGCTTCCCTCCGATCTTCGGCGTCGACCCGGAGTCGAACGTCCGCCGGCGCCGGAACTGGATCTTCACCAGGGTATTCAGCCAGTGTGGGGAGAACACCCATGCCTCTCCGTTGCCGAGGGACGGCAGGTCGTCGACGGCGTCCTTTCCTGCGGCGTGAGTGTCGACCCACCCGAGGATGGCCTTGCGGTCCTGAGGTGACGGGGTGCGCATCGGGATCAGTGTTTCGATCTGCGTCAAGACGTCTTTGTTGAGCGATGCTGACCGCTGGGTGATGAGGGTGATGCCGATGCCGCGGAACCCTCCGCGCTTGATCAGGGTCTCGAAGGCGCCGACCAGGGTGGCGTTCTCGCCGCGGACCTGCTGCGGGATGTACTCGTCGGCCTCCTCGCAAAAGACATGGAGCGGCTCGGCGTTCTTCTTGTACAGGTGCTGGGCGAAGTCGATCAGGAACCGGCGCTGGTCTGCCTTCGTCATCTCCGAGACATCGAGCACGGCCGTGAGGCGCTGTCCGATGATCAAGTCGGCCACGAGCTTGCCCGACGTCGGCTCGAGCGGCACGTCACCGTGGAGGCCGCCGAACACGAGGACCGACAGACCGGGGGACTTCCCGTCGCCCGAGGCGCGGACGCCCCACCAGTCGCCCTTGGGATCGATCGCGACCCAGGGGAGCCCGTTGTCGTACATCTCCTCGGCCATGACGACTGCTGCGTTCGACTTCCCGGCTCGTCGCTTGGCCAGAATCGCGAAGGTCTCGGTCACCGCATCGAGCGGGAGAGACAGTTCTTCGGAGATCCGCAACACACCGGTGGCACGTGAAGGTTCGCTCATGCGTTCGACTGTAGCAAGAACACCGGGTACACGGCGGGTACGTGGACTACTTGCTAACGTGTGTCGCCCGGGATTGCAGACCAGATCCGGGTGCCGAGTGCGGGACTCGAAACCCTCTATTCCTACACGGAGATTCCTAAATTTGCTGCGCCTGCACGAACGTGCGCGCACGCGCAACGCGCTCAAACAGGCTGCAAAACGATGAATCGGTGTACGTGTACACGGTCTAGTAGCTAAGTTCGACTGATGATCTCCCGACGACTCTGCACTCCTGCAACTCTGCTCGCTCTAGGCTTGGCCCTCTCCACGATCTCCGTAGCACCCGCGCAGGCCGATGATGGCGGCATCCGATTCGACATCACCAGCATTCAGGCATCTGACTATGCGGTCCGCTCAGGCGGATGCCATTCGGTGCCGGTGACAGCAACGCACAATGCACCTGCGTCCGTAGACGACATCGACATGCGGACCGAGGTATGGCGTGGGTCGAAGTACATCGAGACCATCAGCTTGAGCGAGGATGGTCCGGGCCAGCTGTCCGGTGAGATCTTCTACTGCCCGTTCCTCTACAGCGTCGGCACGTTCCGGCTGGGCCCTTCTGAGATCGACTGGTCGTCCTTCACGTCCGACGACTTCTTGACCGGCCAGTTCAACGATTCGACCACCGCCTCACTCGCCATCAAGCAGGCGACGGCGATCTCCAAGCCGAAGTGGAAGAAGCGAGGTCGCGGGGCGACTGTGACGACAAAGGGGCGGTGGTTCAGCCTCGATTCCTCAAGCTGGCAGCACGACCCGAAGGGCATCGTCAACAACCTGCAGCGCCGCTCTGACTCAAACCATGGCTGGAAGACCATCAAGAGCGCGCGGAGTAACAAGAAGGGCGTAGCGACCTTCAAGATCAAGTCCAAGCCCACGAAGAGGATGCAGTACCGGGTGATGCAGAAGAGTACGAAGTACTCGTTGGGTGCAACCTCGCCCAGCATCAGGAGGTAGAGGTCTCGCAGGGTTTCGGCTCGCGTAGCGCTTCATCCGCGTTGGTCAGAGAGAGTAGGCGGACCCGCCAGTGTTGCGGCGCGCGGCGTCGGCCGCGTCGACGAGGGCCGCATGATGGTGGCCGTCGCACGCGAGGATCAGCAGGTGCGCGGCCTTGATCGCGTTCGGGTTGGTCAGCGGATGGCCGAGGTAGCCGCCGATCTTCCCGCCGGCGGCCCGGGCGAGCAACTCGGTGCGGTCGCCCGCAAGGGCGCGCAGCTGGGCGATCGCGTCGAGGACCGGTACGTCATCGCCGGCAAGGCGCAGGGCGGTCCCGTCGATCGAGATCTCGAGGGCGCGTTCGGGGTCGAGTCCGCGGCCGCGGGGCATCAGTGGGACCGGACGAACAGCATCTGCCAGCCGTCGGGGACACGGCCGTCGAGTTCGGCCTTGGCGGTGTCGTAGTCGGGGGCTTCGGTGGTGATGACGTCGGTCGGGAGGCCGTCGACGTTCTTGGCGCCTTCGTCGGGTCGTTGTCTGATGGTGGCGGTGAGGTGCATGGGGTCGAGGGTAGGTCGCGGGCATGACGAAAGCGCCCCACCCGGTGAGGGGTGGGGCGCTTCGGTGGTGCTGGTCAGCGGCGGCGTGAGGCGGCGACGTGCCGTGCTTCGTCGAGCAGCTCGGCGAGCATGACGCCGTAGAACGTGATCATGCCGCGGACGAAGCGGATCACCGGATGCCGCTTCGTCCGGGGTCCTCGTGCACCAGGTGGCCGACGATCTGGCCGCTCTCCATGCTGATGGGCTCGATGGTCGCCAGGAGTCCGTCCGACTGTGCCGAGATCGGCGTGTCTGTCGAGGACGTCTGGGTGCGGAGGTATCCACCGAGGAACAGGGTCAGCAGGCCGATGATGGCTGCGGTGGACTCGTCGCTGATGTCGTACCCGAGGAACACGACGAGCACGATCACAGCCTTCGCGAGTCCTATCAGCGCGGCGAGGAGCGTGTCCTTCGCCGCGATCGCGGTGAGCACACCTCCGACCGCGACCGTGAGGGTCGCGAGCACGGCGGCGGCGTCGTGCGGGAGGCCGAAGGTCACGAGCACGAGGATCACCGCCTCGATGACGCCCACGAAGAACGCGGGCTCCTTGCCGAAGATCTTCATCTTCATTTCCTCATTTCACTGGATGGGTGATGCGGATGGTCATGTGGACGCCCCAGTGGTCGAACGCCGGGTTGCCGACCATCTCGGGGACGACGTCGGCCGCCCAGGTCAGGCCCTTCACGGACGGGGTGCCGAAGAAGCGGTCGATGTGGATCCCGGACGACGGCGGCGGGTTCTTCCCCTGGTTCGCCGTGTTGTACTGCTCGCGCTTCCGGTTCTTCGACGGGACGTCGTAGTACAGGTCGTGCAAGCCGTAGCCCTCGAGCACGTCGCACGTGGTGTCGTCCGGGCGGGTCTTGGTGTCCTTGTGCGCGTCGTTCGCGTCGCCGACGACCGCCCACGGCAGCGTCGGCCACGTCTTGCGCAGCAGGGCGCCGAGGTTCGTGGCCTCAGTCTTGCGCTTTCTCCACGCGGAGTGCTCGTAGGACAGGTGGATCGTGACGAGGACGAAGTCGGCGCCGGTGGTGCGGTGCCGGTAGCGGACGGCGAGGGCGTACTTCCCGTTCCCGAGCGACCACTTCCGGGCGGCCCCGACCTTGGCCCAGCCGGTGCGGTTGTCGACGAGGTACTGGACGAGGTTCTTGTGGTTCGACGTCATCGACATCTTCGCGACCGTCTTGAGCGCCCGGGACACGATCGGCCGGTACTTCGACGGGAGCTCCTGCGTCACGAGCATCCGGGCGCCGGCCTGACGGGCGCACTCGGCGATCACCGCGCCGCGGGGCGTCAGGTTGCCCTTGTCGCCGGCGGCGTTCTGCTGGTAGATCACCAGGTCGGTGTGGGTCATCGGGACGGGCTTGGCCTGCTTCTTCGCCCACTCGATGCCCTGCTGCCAGGTGCGCCCGGACAGCGGCCGGGGGCCGTCGTCGCGACCGTGACGCGCGAGACCGTTGAGGCCGTCGCGGACGTCCTCGATCTGGTACCGCGCGGGCCCGTTGTGCGGGCAGCCGGTGAGGACGCCGTGGCCGTGCTCCTCACCGCCGACGCCGTCCCAGTTGTACCGGCGGCGCCAGCGGGCGTCGGACCCCATCTGACGGCCGACCCAGATCACGAGGGCCCATGCCTCGTCCCTGGTCATGCCCTTCGGCCACGACACGAGGTAGGCATCGTCGGCGCCGCCGGTCGAGTGCGTGCCACCGGACTTCTTGCCGCCGCCGATGAGCTGCACGAAGCGGATGACGATGCCGCGACGCTTGAGCTCGGCGACGTAGTACGGAAGCCACTTGATCTGGCACGGGCATGCGGGCAGGCCGTAGATGGTGGCCATGGGATCTCCTGGTGGGGTCGGCGAAGTGCCCGCGTGGGTGCGCGGGGTGGAGTGGGCGTGGGCGGTGGGTCAGGCGACGTCGAGGGGGCCGTAGCGGCGGTGGTACTCGGCGTTCTCGGCCCGGATGCTGCGGACCTCGGCGCGGAGTTCGTCCAGCTCGCCGTGCGTGGCCTTGAGCTCGGCGCGCAACGGGGCCAGCAGCTCGAGCGCGGTCTCGGAGATGACGGCCGCGGCGTCGACACCGGTCTTCGTGGTTTGCGCGTCGGTGTTGACGGTCTTCGCGTTGGTGTTCCGGTTGTCCGCGCGAGCCCGGTAGAGCATGACGGCGGTGACCGCGAACCCTCCGGGCATCAGGATGTTGGTGAGTACATCGAGGGCGTTCAATGGCCCACCTTCCGTAGCAGCCGCAGGTCTCTGGTGATCTGTCCGCACCGCCAAAGCGATCCGATGCACATGGCGAGGCCGATGGTCGTGACGAGGCCGGACCGGTCGAAGGTGGAGACCGTGCACAGGACGGCGACGTAGGTGGCCGACCCGGTGGCGAGGAGCACCTGGCCGGCGCGTTCGATCTCGAGGCCGGAGCGCAGCTGCTTGCGGTAGATCCCGGCGAGGATCAGCGTTGACCCGAGGACTGTGCAGATGGCGAACATGACGCGCTGGGGGACGCTGAGTCCGGAGTCCAGTGACACCGATGGTGTGCTGAACAGCATCCCGTAGAGGGACACGAGGACCAGGCCGAGGCTGAGGCACACGGAGTGTGGGTTGCGGCCTGAGCGGACGACGACGACGGGGAGGCCCTTGAAGGAGCGGTCCATGTCAGTGCTCGTCTGCTGGCCGCGGGCTGGGTGTCGCGGTCATGGTGTCCTCCTGGGGTGGGAATGACGAAGCCCCGCCGATGTCGACGGGGCTGGACTTGGGAAGAGCCGGGTCAATCCCAAGCGAATCGCGGTTCTAATTGGGATTGACCAGGTGGAGGTTACGGAGCGGTAACCGTCACCTCAGAACGAGGTCAGCGCAGCGGCGATGCTTGCGGCGATGTCCTTTTGGCCGGCCTTCGTTGGGTGGACAGCGTCGGACATGAACACGGACGACGTGGCGTAGTCGACCCACCGATACGCGGTGTCGATCAGCGCGACGTTCTCCTCGTCGGCGACCTCATAAGCGGCCGTGAGGAAGTTCGGGAAGGTGGCCCTCGGGTCGCCGGGCGGCCAGTTCGTGTAGTCCGGCTGAGCCGAGCACACGATGATTACGTCGCCCCCTGCGCCCGTTCCCTGGGTAGACGTTCCCTGCGCTGCGGTCGACCTCGCCCGCCGCACGGTCTGGCGCAGACGCTCCTTGTAAGTGGCCGCCGAGACGCCGTCCTTGTCGTCATTGATCATCAGGCCGATGATCGTCAGCGCGGCCTTCACCATGTCGGTGCCGAGAACGTATCCGGCGAGCCCGTTCGCGTCGTTGCCGTTCTGCCACAGGTTCTCTAGTGCGCGTCCCGACTGAGCGAGATTGGAGACCCTGAGTCCGGCGACGGTGCTCTTGCGGGCGTCGTACCCGAAGTAGACGCTATTGCCGGTGCCTGTGTTCAGGTCGTCCATGAACCGGAAGTTGTGCACCGCGTTCGCCAGACTGATCTTGGCGACCCGCTGCCCACCTGTGGCGCCAGTCGCGTCGCGCTGGTAGCCGCTAAGCGGGGTCACCGCGGTCCCGTAGGCCGGGGCGGTGGTCGTATCGGCCGCGTCCTTGCGGATCGAGTAGAAGGCGTTTGGAGTGCCTGTCATCGGGTCGAAGGTCGTGTAGTCGACGATGACCGACTGCGATCCTGTCTCAGCGGAGTAGACCCACAGCTCGTCATAGACCAGCGGAGCACCGGCATCGTCGGTCGGAGTGAAGCCGACCATGTTGCCTTGCGCTCCGGTGTCCGAGACGCGGACAGCGCCCGTGGTGTACAAACCGAGACCGCTCGGCCAATCGACGTTGCCGCTGGCGACGGTGCGCTTGAATTGCAGGCGCGGTTCGATCGGGTTCGACCATGTGGCGTCACCTGTCTGGGCGTAGGTGTTCCACGGGACGACGATGCCGGTGCCCGCAGACGGCACACCGAGCATCGACATCAGCATCGCCTTGAGCTGACCCGGCGTGGCGTTCTGGTACGACGGGTTGACGCTGGACCCGTGCCATGTCGAGTCACCCAGCACGGCGATGTGCGCCTGCCCCGTGCCGCTGAGCATGCGCTGGCGCGCCTTGATCCACTTCGCCAGCGTGGTGGGGTTGACGTTGAACCATCCGCGCTCGGGCACGAACCGACGCTCTCCAACCACCCAGGACCGGCGCGCCTCGGGACCCTGGATGCCAGCGGTGACGAGGTCGCCCACCGTCTGTTCCGTGACGACATCGGCCGCGTCGATACCCTCCTGCACCTTGGCAGTAACAGCCACCCCAGCCGGTCCATCGGCGTCGTTGATCGCGAGCGCAATCCCTTCCGGCGTGCCACCGGGCCCGACCGGCAGAGTGCCGGCGATCGCGGTCGTGCCGTCGGTGAGCTCGTACACGAGATCGGTGCCGTCGACCTCGAGCGACTCGATGCCCGTACCCGTGGGGCCGACGACGATCGGGGTGCCGTTGCCAGTCGGGACGGGCAGCAACTTGGCCAGGTCGCAGACCATCGTCCCGGCCGGGAGGCCGTAGAACGCGGCCGCTGCGGTCGACAGGGGCTCTGCTGTATCGGCGGCGATCCGGATGTCCTGCTTCGCGAACGCGACGCGAGTCCCGTTCGCCTTGACGTTGACGAACTCAACGGTGTGCGTCGCCTTGCCAGAGCTGATCTTTGGGTTGATCTTGTCCGTCGTCAGGTCGACCAACTTCACGCGGGGGACAGCGTTCCTGGTGATGGCGCCGTCGTCGCTCACCTCGGTCGGGATGACGGAATTGCCACCTGTCCACCCTGTCGGGACCCCGTCGACGACCTTGGTGTACGTGATGAGCGGGGTGAAGTTGACGGTGCCTTCATCGCACCAGTCCGTGTCAGGGTCTTCACCGCTGTCTGCGCCGTCGCCGACGACCAGGCCGAGTCGGCCGACGAGGTAGACGTAGTCGAGGTCAGCCATCAGTTGCTCCCAGGGGTTGAAGTCGTCATGGACGCGCGGCGATGTAGTGAACGGTGGCGGCGCCGATGCCGGTCGCCGTGTAGGCGTTGCGGAGCAGGATCGTGAAGCCCGTGTTCGTGATGCTGTTAGTGACGATCGCTACGTAGATCCAGTCGGGGTTCCCCTCAAGCGAAAGCGCGACCTCCGGCACCACACCTTCCGGGAATGGGTCGGCGAACACGATGTTGTACGGCGTAGCGGCCTGCGGAGGCGGCGTCTTGGTAATCCTGCCGACTCGTGGCAGTCGTGCAGCTACGGCTTCAGCCAGCGCTTTGATGTCGGCCGGTGGGTTGTTGGAACTGCCCAACCCGTCTGGAAACGGCAGGTCCCCGAAATCTGTGGATCCCATGATTCTCCTAGGTGGTCTTGAAGCAGATCGGAAGTGACGGGGGCGCCCAGTACGCCATCCCCGATTCGCCTGACCCGAAGGTTGAGCCGGCCTGGATGCGTGCTCGAACAGGGGTCGTGTTGTCGCCGTCGAGGTAGACGGTGAAAGGCGAGGTCGTCACACAGGTCACGGACACCACACGGACTGGGCGGCGGGGGATCTTGTTGCGGATCTCGGATGCGAGGCTCATGCGGCTTCCTCGATTTCAGCGAGTTCGGATGCTCTGGCCGTGAAGCTCATTTCGCCTGTTGCGAGGTCCATCTGCCAAGAGTTGAGAAGGTAGAGGTCGTCGAGCCCAGGGTCAGTGTCGGTGTCTTCGTGGACGACGAACGTGTTGTCGCCTGGCTCGAGTGCCGGGTTGGAGAGGGCAGTCACGTTGATGACTCCGGTGGTGCCGAGCAGCCGTTGCAGGATCGTCTCGCCGGCCGCGATCGCTTCCTCAGCGGTGGTGAGCGTCGGGGACACGTAGAAGAACGGGACGACACCGATCTTGCTGTGATGGCGGGGGTGGTCCGGGTTGAGGACGGGGACCTCTTGGCGGGTCCATGTCTGGGTTTCGTCGATCGGGACGACGATCACCGTGTTGTACAGCTGGTCGAGCGGCATGTCACGGTCGGCGGTGAAGATGTTGGACTTGGTGCCTGTGCGGAACGTCCAGACCGCTGCGCCGATGTCGAGCACTGGTTCGTTCTGGACGATCCAGACGCCGCCGGCGTCGAAGCCCATGTACAAGGACCCGTCGGTCGACATGTCGGTCAGGAACTGGGTGCGGTCCCGGTCCCACACGTTGTTGCCGGCCGTGTAGGTGCCACCGTCAGCGAGGACCAAGGTCACCACGTCGGGGATCGCGTCAACGACCGCTTCGGCGGCCAACGCACCGCGTGCCCCGGTACCGGGGGAGTAGGGGGCAGTGAAGCGGCATCGTTGAACCCGGGTGTACCTGTCTTCCAGCGTGAGCGAGATGTCGCCGCCGGTGATCCGGACACCGCCCTTAACCGCTTCGTACACTCCGCAGTCGACGAGTTCCATGTCGCCGGCACCGAAGTCGATGCCGTGGTCGATGTCGAAGACAGCTCCGGGTGTGGACAGCGCCTGGTAGGTGTCGTTGCCGGGTTCAGGGACGACCGTCAGGGTGGCGCTGTAGCGAGTGCCTCCGGAGTTCGAAGCGGACACACTCCCCGACGTCCAGCCCGGACCGTACCGTCCGTTCGCGTCCTGGATCGACTGCCCGATTTCCAAGGGGTCGTCGCCAGGGACCGTGCAGGTAATCTTCGTGACCCGTTTGTGGGACGTCTCCAGTGCGCGAGCGAACCGGCTACTGATGGGCCTCATGTGGGCCCGATCAGGCGGTCGAAGTACGTCGGGAACTCGGCCAGCGAATCTCCGTAGGTGGGGTTGAGGAGCAGATCGGTCCCATACGTCCAGACCGGTGCCTGTCGGACGATCGGGGGGTCGACAGGCGTCAACGGCAGCGAGATGAGTCGTTCGGGCGAATCGAGTCGAGGGCGGGGGCGGTCCTCGGAGTAGTCACCGACCGAGTACCAGTCGTCCGGGAGATCCCATGTCCATCCAACAGGTGTGCGCAGCAGCAAAGGCGTCTGGTCCTCCGTGAGGGACTCGACGGAGTCCCGATCGACCAGCGTCATGGCGCGCAACACGAGAGTCCACTCTGCGGCAGCACGGGATCCGGAAGTGATGACGACGGCCCGCTTACGCCCATACGGTTCGTGGCGGGTGGAGCGTGCAGCTCGAGTTTTCGAGCCCTTCGTCGTCCTGTCCACATTGACACCGCTGTCACGGAATCGGTGCTGGCCGGGGTCGATCGACACCGAAAGCGATGGGAACGTCGGATGTATCAGCCATGCCTCACTGACATCCAGCAACGCCTGAGCCGTGTAGGTGAACGGGAGTTCTGCTGGGGTCGAGACAACGAAATCCTCGACAAACCCCGCGGGCGAGGCGAAGACGTCGAGCGTGTTCGTCGTCGCGTTGGGGCCCCGGGGTCTGATCCAAGTCCCGTCAGCTGTGGTGATCGTGGCGCTCTCCTCGTCCCAGACGAGCGTGAAGGGACCGTCGAGTCCGCTGACCCATGTGAGCGGACCGCCGTAGTTGATCTGCTCACCACTCACCCCGGAGAGGATGTAGATCAGACCAAACGCGATGGAAACCGACCCAGATGCCTTGGTGATCCCTTGCGAGATGATCCGGCCACGGGCCGGGAAGGTCAGCGCCCGTGTCACCCCTCCGTTGCTGAGATGGCTTCCAGCGACTGACGGCGACCCAGCGGATGTGGTCCACCCCGACAGCGAACCCCACGTTTCGTTGTGGAGGGTCGAGTAGGTCGCGACGGAACCCTGGGCGGTGTACGTCACGTCCACACCGAACGGTGCCTCGTAGTCGAAAGTGACCGCTGATGTGCCGCCGATGTACGGCTGCTCCCGGATCGGCTGGCCATCCCGCAGCACTGTCAACGAGGTGAACGTCTTCGACGGGTCACCGGTCTCGATGTCGATCCGCACTCGGGGTGCCGGATCCGCTTCAGGCTGGGGAGTGACCGTGATTGCCATGATCAGCCGTTCCTCAGGTCTAGGTGCGTCTTCGTGTCGTACTTGTCGACGACCTTGGTAGCGATGCCGGTGATGTATGCGTCACCGTTCACGATTTCGAGCTTGCCGGTGATCTCAGTCGCTCCGCTGAGCCCACCGGCACCCATGTTTCTGAGGGCATCATCCATCGCGGCCGTGGTGCTTGGAGGCAGCACGCGTTCAGGGCGCATCGTGTTCTTGACCAGCAGCCCACGGGTGGACGCGATGCCCCCCAGGTCGTAGGTGTCCCCGCGGCCCCCGATTCCAAGGTTGTGCAGGCCGGCGTCGATGTCGTCGATCGGGTTAAGCTTCTTCTTCGCCCAGTCCACGGCCATGCCACCGACCTTGCCGGGGGCCTTGCGGAGCATCCCGCCGAACGGCCCGGCTGCAATGCTGTCGGAGATCTTCTTCGTCGCCATGACGACAGACTTGATCTCCTTGACCGGGTTGAAGCTCGACCCGCTACCGCCGTTGCCGGACGGCATCTTCGCCCCACCAAGGAACGCCACCGCCGCTGCGCCCTCATCGGGACCCTCTCCGACGAGGCCGAAGTGCAGGTGCGAGCCACCCGGACCCTTCGGGCGCACGTTGCCGGTGTAGCCGATGAGCCCCATCGTCTGACCTGCGGCCACCTTTTGGCCGGCCTTGACCAACACCTTGGACGAGTGACCGTAGGTGAGGGTGGGACCGCCGTTGGTCTTGAGGAAGACCGCGTCTCCGTAGCCTCGACCCCAGCCCGTGTATGCCACGGTGCCAGCCTTGGCAGCGAAGTACGGGTCGCCGAGACCGTTCCCGGCCCCGTTGAGGTCGATGCCGTCATGGTCCGGGTAAGTGGACCACTGCTTAGACTTCGTCGGCCACACCACACCACCACCGGCGAATGCCTGGACACCGTTGGCATACCCGCGGCCGCTACGGATCGCGGCCTTGTTCATGGCGTCGACTGCAGACTTGCCGCCCACCGCGGCGGTCCACTCCGGACGCATGACAGCTTCGCCGCCGGACAGGTGGAGTCGCCCGCCAGTTGGCGAGGTGAAGGTGTGGATGTCGCGGCCAGGCGACCATCCCGGCAGCACACCACCCGTGGCGGCCTTCGTGGGGCCGTGCGGTGTCGGTGCTGGACCCTTCCCGGGTGTCGCCTTTGGCTTGCTGTCGACGTCGAACCGGAAGTTGAAGCTCAGGCCGAAGAAGCTGGCGATCTTGTCGATGCCCTTGAAGAAGACGTTGAGTGCCTTCTTGATGGTGTCGAGGGGGTTGGTGACGGCAGAGACGACACCTGACCATGCTTCGCTGATGCCGTCTTTCGCAGTGAAGAAGGCGTCCTTGACCTTGCCCACACCGGACCGGATCTTGCCGAAGTTGTCGGAGATGACGACGACGGCTGCCCCGATCGGCCCGCCGAGGATGACAGCCAGCGTCTTCCAGTTGTCGCGGATCCAGAAGAAGCCGCCCTTCAGCACGCCCCAGGCGGCATCGACGCCGTCCCGGAACCAGCCGACCTTCTTGTACATGACGACGACACCGGCGCCCAGGGCGACGAGACCGACGATCACGAGTCCGATGGGATTGGCAGTGAGTGCGGCGTTGAGGAGCCACTGACCAGCGGCCCACGCCTTCGTAGCGATGCCCGCGGCTTTCGTCGCCAGCGTTGTGGCAGTGGTCTGCACCCACAGAAGTCCGAGCTGGATACGGGTACCAATGGCCGCCTTGCCCGCGAGATTCTGGACGAGCGTGAACGCGCTGGTCGCTGCCGTGCTTGCCCTAGTCGCTACCGTCGTGGCGATCTCTTGTGCCCGCAGGAGAGCAAACTGGATACGGAACCGGAAAGTGCTAGCAGTTCCCGCGTTCACGGCTGCGGTGTGCGCCATCCACGCCCTTACAGCAAGGGTGACGGGGGACGTCAAGATGCGGAAGAGACTGACGATTTTGGTCAGTGGTACAGCCAGCGCCGCAACGCCGGATGACATAGCCACGAAGGCCACAGCGCCTGCAGTGATCTTCGGGTGGGCGTCCGCGAACTGGACCACAAACCGGGAGAAGCTGCTAATGATCTCGAGCAGCTGGTGACCGAGAGGCGCGGCAGCTTCACCGAGCGCGATGATGGCTAGGCCGAGCTCGCCGAGGGTGGAGAGCAGGAGGGGCCCGTTCTCGCGGACGTAGGCGACGAACCCGTTGAAGCCGTCGGAATCCTTGAGGCCAGCACTCCAGTCAGCGAACTTGGCGGTGAGGTCGACGAGCCCGCCGGACATGCTGGTCGACAAGGGCATGAACGCAGTGAGGAGGTTCCCGAAGCCGGTCGCGAGGTTGATGATCCCCTGCGTGGCGTCGCCAGCGATCCCAGCGGTGAACTCGCCGAAGCTCGCAGACCACGCCTTGAAACCGTCAGAACCGAGCGCCCTACCGAAAGCGTCGAACATCCTGCCCGCAGCGCCGGCCACCGGTTCCATGAACGCGGCCAGGGGGCTGAGACCAGCCCGGAGCGCGTCCATGCCCTTCACCAATGCGGGAAGGACGAACGGGTCTGTGGTGTCCTGGAACCCGGACCAGGCGGTCTTCAGCCGGTCGATGCCCGCTGCGGCAGCCCGCTGCGCGGGGGACATGGCGGCGAGGGCGTTGGCCTGGGCCACCTGAGCGTCGGACGCGGCAGATTGGGCGGCCGCGAGATCCGCCGAAGCGGCAGCAACAGCAGCTGAGGAGTCAGCGATCGACCGGGCCGCGTCAGCACGCGCTTCGGCCACATCCTTCGATGCAGCGGCACGGGTCTCCGACAGTTCACGGCGGGCGTCGCGGACACCCTGCTTGGCCTCGTCGCGTTCCTTCTTCGCGTCCTCGTAAGCCTTGCGAGCCTCGACGACACCGGGGTTGCCCTCGGTGCCGCCCTTCTCGGCGTCCGCGAGTTCCTTCGCGTTGTCGGCGGACTGCTTGCGGGCGTCCGACAGGCGATCCTCAGCCTCGGCGACACCCAGCTTGGCTTTGCGGAGGTCCAAGGCTGTGGATGTCACATCGTTCTGGACACGCGCGAGCTCGTTCTGGGCGTCGATCAAACCGATCTCTGCGCCCTCGGTGCTCAGGGAGTCGTCGGTCGCACGGGCGCGGAGGTCGTCAAGATCGCGGATGGCCTGCTGCCGGGCGTCGTGGATGTCCACGAGCCCTTGACGGACCTTGTCCTGGGAGTCGGCGAGCTTCTGCTGCGCGCTCACCAAACCGTCTTCGGCTGCCTTCACTTGGCGTGCGGCAGCAGCGCGTGCGTTGGCGACGGACCGTGCGGCAGCAATGCGTGTGCCGGCGGCGGAACGTTCGGCTGCGGCAAGGGACTGCTGCGCACCCTGCAGCGTCTTCACCGCCGCGGCGCTGGCCGTGGTCGCCGCCGTCAGCTCGTCCTGACGGCCAGTCAGCCGCTTGATCGAAGCGGCGCCCACCGCGGCCATACCCGCGAACCCAGCGAGACCGGCAGCGCCGATGCCACCCACCGCCGCTGCGCCACCCACCGCCGCTGCGAGAGCTGGAGCGGCCACCGGGGTCAGCGCGATACCGACGTTGATGAGGAACCGGCCACGGGTCAGCCGGTCCAAGCGTGACTTGATCGCCGACAAGGACCGGTCGAAACGGGACCGGTCGACGTCGACCTGCACCGTGACCGGCTTCGCCGGCCGCATCATGATCGGCTTCTTCGACATCACAGGGTTCACCTGGATGTCGATGGCCTTCATGTTGGCCTTGACCCACGTCTCGGTCTTCGTCTTGAACCCACGGAACGACGGGCCTACGACGATGAACGCCTGCCCAGCACGTACAGCCATCAGCCCTCCTCAGTGGTTTCCTGCTGGGCGAGCCAGCGTGCGTGTGCGGCTTCGACGTCGGCGATGATCTCGTCGTAGTGGCCGAGCTCCTGGCGTTCCTGGAGGCGGCTGGTGGCGCCGGCCGGGCGAGGCATCGGAGGGATGTTGACCTTCGCGCCGGCGATGGACCCGATGGCGGAGAGGATGTCCCCCAACCTGTCCGCGATGGTGGCGAGCCGTTCAGCTTCTGGGGTCCATTCGGTGAACCGAACCTCCGGCGCGCGCGACGGCACATCATCAGGCAGTTCAGCGATGTCGTCGTCCTGCGCGAGCGCCTCGGACAGGCGGGAGTGCCGCGGGAACCCGTCGATCCGGTCCATGAGCTCGTCGGGCACCATGTCGCCGCGGAACACGGCCAGGCTGTCGATGCCGTAGAGCTGGGTCAGATCTGAGGCGATCGCGGAGCCGTACCGGTCGATCAGCGCGATTAGGCGGCGGGCTCTCGAGCAGCCGAAGTACTCGGACAGGTCGATCAGCACCATTTGGAGGACTGCCATGTCCTCTGAGCCGACGGCGGCGAGAACGGCATCGGAGGCGTCCCCGGCTAGACGGACGAGCCTGTGCGCTGTCGGCGCAGCCGGGTCATACGCGAGCAGATCATCTGTTGAGGGCCAAGGGATCTTCACGGCCCCGGTGTCGTGCCGAAGCACGAAGGACCCCCTGAGCGCCCATGACCGGTAGCGCGCTACCGGATGCATGAACGCTCAGGGGGGTGTGTCACAGGCCGATCTCGAAGTGCTCGCGCAGGTCGTCGCCGAACTGGTTGAGCGCCGTGTAGTCCTCCGGGCCGAACAGCTCGAAGATCTCCGGGGCGTGGTCACCGCAGATGAGGTTGATGACCTCGCGGGACGAACGGGCCTCTTCGACGGCGAGGAGGGTGTTGCCGTCCGGGCGTGCGATCGTGATCGACGTGTCGGTGTCGACCTCCAGCACGAAGGGTCCCTTCTCGTCCGCGACCTTCTTCGCCGCGTCCTTGTAGGACTTGAGGCTGTAGGTCGTGGCCTTCTTCTTCTGGGCGTTGCTCACTTGGCGGCCTCCGCGTCCTGCTCGGTGTAGCCGTAGCCGCGGACGTAGTTCGTGTAGTCCGTGGACGGCTTGAGAACCTGCACGACGGCGTCGTGCTCGGCGTGGACGAGCGTGACGATCTCCGGGACGACATCCTTCGGTTCGCCGTCCTCCATGACCGCGGACTGTGCGGGCACGGAGGCGTCGGGCGCGACCAGGCCGGCGGCACGCTCGTCGTCGAGCTGGATCGCGGCGACGAGGTCGGCCTGCTTGCCATCGGACGGGATGAGGTCGGCCTCCGCCCGGTCCTTATTGCGCTTGTCGATCTCGGCCCTGAGCTGGCCGACGGTCAGGTCGGCGGGGTTCTGTGCATTCATGATGCTGATCTCCTTGAGGGTGATGGTCAGGCCACGAAGCCCATGTCGGTGACGAGACCCGCGAGTCCGGGACCCGCCCAGAAGATGCGGACCGCGGTGCCGGCAGTCGAGTCCTGCAGCGCGTTCACGGTCAGCGGGTACGACAGCGGGTTGTCACCCGACTGCAGCGTCTGGCTGCCGTTCTGCGAGAAGTTGGCCTTGGGGTAGTGGATCCCGCAGTAGACCTCGAGGCCGTTGGCCTTGTTGATGTCCTTCGCGAGAGCGAGGAAGCGCCAGTCCTTCGAGATCGGGGTGCTGGGCTTGTCGAACTTGATCTCCCCGTTGGTGTCCGGGACGAGGCCGGTGAGGTCGACGTTCTCGTAGAGCTCAATGACCCGCTTCTTGGTCTCCATCGGGGTGATGGTGATCGTGTTGGTCTCACTGTCGATGTCGCGGCGGGCGTCGGCGGTGTCGCCCCAACCACGGATCGCGGAGATCTCCTGATCGGTGGTGCGCTCGGCGCCGTCGGAGGTGAGCTTGCCGAGCGACACGTACCCGGTCGGGATCGTCAGCGCACCGGACACACCGGAGATGGTGGCGAGTGCTGCCGTTGAGTAGGGCGCCACGAACCCGGCGCCACGGAGGGCCTTGCGAATCAGCTGGTTCTGGAAACCAGCGACGTCTTCGAATGCCATGGGATGGCTCCTTTTCAGATGCGCACGGTGACGCTGTAGATGAGTTCGGTGACCCGGATGGCTGGGTCGTCCCAGGGCCGGGTGACCGGTCCGGAGTCTTTGGTGGCGGAGTCGAGCAGGCCTGCGCCTTCGACCCACACGCCGTGGATGGCTGTCATGCGCCGGACGACGTCGGCGGCGACCCGCTGTGACGCGCGGGGGCTCTCGGGTGTCGGCCGCGCGTAGCAGTTGATGAGGACGCGGGGAAGGTCCGTCGTCTCAGGATCTTCGCCCTGTCCGCCGCCGATCCGCTGGATCCGGATGGCGGGGAGGTCGCCTTCCTTGTCCCACGACATGAGCTGTGTGACAGTCCGGCCGGCAGGAGCGAGGTAGTCCATCAGCGCGACTTCGATGTCCGCGATGGGGTCCTCCGCGGTGAACGGTTCGAAGCCCCACTGATCCTCGGCCATCAGGAACGCTCGAGAAAGTCGATCGTGCGGGCGAGCACATGGTGGCCACGGCCGAACGGTGACGGGGCGGTCGAAGAGATCCCCGTGGATCGGTCCGTCCCGCGTTCGACGTACCAGGCGTGGTCGGAGTCGTTGACAAGGTGGACGACGGCACGCTTGAAACCGTTGATGGTCTCGTACTTGGATCCGTCGACGCGGAACCCTGCGATGTAGCCCTCGCCGTAGGGCGGGGCGTCAGGGCTGATCGAGATGGCGAAGTCTTTGGCCGCGAACGTCTTGTCGAGGAGCATCATGTGCATCTCGGCGCTCCTGGCGAGCTGGGGGACCGCACGGTAGTCGTGCTTGTACTCGACGTCGGCCATGGTCACTCCTCGATCGGCTGAGGCGGCGTGGCGCCGGCGACGCGCTCGACGGGGATGACACACCCAGGGCGCCAGTTCGAGAACGGGCTGTGGGGGCGGTCCGGTTCGCCGGTGACATGCCACCTGGTGCCGTCGGGGAGGACAAGCACGTCGGACTCGTGAACGTCGGCGTCGGGGTCGTCGCACAGGATGCGTTCGTCGGTGACGACGACTTCCACTCCGTCGACGGTCTTGACGGAGCGGACCTGGTCGCGGGCGCACCGGGCGATGGTTTTGTCCGGGAACTCGGTGTCGACCGCGATACCTTCGCGATCGAACTGGGTGGGACGCTCAACAGTCGCCGTGAAGCCGTAGGGGAACATCATCGGGCAGGCGGCGTGTAGATCGTCCCGACCCGCCGGGCACCTCGGCGGCTGAGCAGCGCGATGTCTTGGTCGAGGACGTACAGGTTCTTCGACGCGGTCCGGAACAGCTTCTGGTCAGTGAAGGCGCCAGCGACCTGCAGGTGCTGGCTGACCTCGCCGCCGCCTGTGTCGTCGCCGTCGGCGGGTAGGGCGCGCTTGATCATGTCGATGACGACGCCCTTGGCTACGACCATGAGGTCGCTGTTCTCGTCGACACGGGCATCAAGACCCGGGAGGCGCAGGCGGAGGAGAGAGATCGCGCGCTGGATAAGGGCGGTCGCCTTCGCCACCTGTTCGTCGGGGATGGGGCGCCACTGGGCTTCGAGCTCAGGGATGCTGACTGTCAGTCCCATGTGGCGCCCCTCCCGTCAGTTCCGCGCAGCCAGCAGCGCGGCGGCCTTCTCGGCCTTGTTCTTCGCCGAGCTGATGTCGACGTTCTTCGCTGCGGCGTAGGCGTCGAGCTCGTCGCCCTTCCAGTCCTCGACGGGGTCGCCGTCGGGGTAGCCGCGTGCGGCGACCTTCTCAGCGATGGCGGATGCCAGTTCGTCCTCGAGCTCGCTGATTCGCTCTTCCGCTGTCGAGAGCGCCTCGGTGGCCGCTCGCGCGACCTCCTCGGCCTCTCGGACTCGCTCGTCGTCCGTGCCCGATGGCGCGGATGCGGTGGGGGCTTCCACCTCGACGAGGTCGTCCTCGTGAACCAGGTCGGCGGCCCACTCGGGCACCGGCTCGCCCTCGCGGAGGACCGTCACGACACCGGTCACCGGGTGCGACCGGATGACCGTGTACTTCATGACGGCGCTCACTGGAGCACCTGGATCGCCATCGCGGCGTTCGGGTTGGCCGCGATCGGCTCACCGATCGAGTCCCCCTCCACCTCGATCGAGGATCCGACCTTCTCGTCCTTGAAGACGCCGCAGACGATGCCGGCCTGCTCGTCCTCCTCGATGCCCCATCCCTCGTACCCGGCGGAGATCGTGAGTCCCCAGTAGGTGGCGCCCAGGAGAGAGCCCTCCTCCTCGTCCGGGTCGACCGGGTCGGGGAGGAAGTAGATCTTCTTGGGGTTGAGGACGGCCGTCATCGTGCCCTCGACGGAGACGCGACGCTCGTAGATCTCGTACTCCGGCAGGCCGGCGGACGCGACGTATGAGGTCACCTCTCCTGCGAGCGGGGGACGGGAGGACGAGGCGCCGACGAGCGTCTTGAACTGGTTGCCGGCCGCGAATGCGTTGTACGCGGCGCGGCTGCCGAACACGAGGCGACCGGGACGGCTGTCGTCGTTGAACGTCGCGTAGACGTCCGACCAGGCGCTGAGCGCGGCCAGACGGTCGACCGCGGCGTCGGCCCACCAGTTGCCCGTGCCCGCGGCGACCGAGAGAGCGCCGTCACGACCGAAGACGTCGTTGATGTAGAAGTTGTCCTCGTCGACGAGGAGGGCGCCCGCGTCGATGACCTTGCCACGAGCGATCTCCTGGGTCTGCGAGATGGCCTGCACGTTGCGCTTGATCGCGGACTCGAGGCTCTTCTTGATCCGGTCGTCGGACAGGCGCCGGAAATCCTTCTGCGTCTGCTCGTCGATCGGCTCAGTACGAGCGATGGAGGGGAGGTCGATCGAGCTCGACTTCGCGCCCTGCCCCTTGCCGACCTCGGGTCGGGCGTTGAAGGCGCGGTAGCGGGCTGCGTCGACCAGCCCGTTGACACCGGGGTAGAACTTCACGTGATCGGAGTCGACGAACACGTTGGGCAGGAATCGAGCGAGCGTGCCGCCGCGGCGGCGCTCGATCTCGAACTGCTCCTCCCGGGCGATGGCGGTGGCCTCGACGGGATCGATGAGATCAGTCCAGAGTGGCATGGTTCGTCAGCTCCCGAAGAAGAAGCGGTACTGGACCGCAGTGGTGGGGACGGTGAAGGCGACCGGCAGCTTGGCGGTCTTGATGTTCCCGCGGGTGATGACAGCGACGTTGACGTCTTCGACGCCATCCGTCTTGAAGTCGCCCTTGAGGAAGCCGAGGACGGCGCCCGTGGCATCGGCCCAGGGCCGGATGTCGTCGAGGTCGTCGATGCGGACGGGGAGGCCGGACGGCAGGTAGCCGTTCGGGAAGTGGGTACCGGCGGTGAAGTCGGAGATGTCGATGACACCGGTGATGGCCTCGTCGAGGCCGTCGGTGTTCCGCATCCAGGAGTAGTCACCGGTGCCGTACTGCTTGGTCTTGAGACCGGGCATGACAGGTGTCCTTTCAGACGTTGGAGTTGGTCTTCTTTTTCGCTTCACGTTCGGCACGGAGGGCTTCCCGTCGGGCGGCGATGCCGCCACCTGGGGCTGAGCCGCCCGTACCTCCGGATCCGCTTCCAGGCCCACGGCGTCCTCCGCCGTAGTCAGGCCTGTCCTTCTTGTCGCCCACTCCCTTGTCGGCTGGGGCCAGTGCAGCGGCCGTGGACTTCACCTTGTCGGTGTCCACGTCGCCGTTGTCGTTGATGAACTTGGTGAGATCTAGGTTCGCGATGATCAAGTCGCGGCGGGCCTCGTCCCCGATGTGGGCCAAGACGGCCCTGAACTCGGCCGCTACGAGCTTGGTGCCGTACTTCTGGGTTGCCTTGGCTTCGCCGGCCTTTTCGGCTTCGGCGACGGCATTCTCAGACTCCGAGCGCGTCTTCTTCCGCAGCTCCTCGAGCTCGTCCTGCTCCGCCTTCAGTTGCTCGGGTGTTTTCCCGCCGAGCGTGCGCTGCCAGTCCTTGTTCCGGTCCTCGTGCTTGCGGGCCTGGTGGCGGTAGTAGGCGGCACGCTCCGCGTCGGTGGCCATGTCGTCTGGGCGAGTGTTGGCCGGAAATCCGGCTTTCTCAGCGTCAGCCTTGTCCTTGGTGGCCTTCTCGTCCGCTTCCTTCGCGGCTGCTTCCTCAGCGGCTTTCGCGGCCTCGTCATCTTCGCCCTCCATCGCCCATCCGCCGAAGGTCTGGCGGTGGAAAGCGATGAGCTGGTCAATCGCTCCGGGGGCGTGGAGATCTGTGGGCTTTGTGATCCGGGGGCAAGAGGTCATGCGGGTCTCCCATGTCGGGTGGTGGGCGCCCATGGCGGGCTACTGAGGTGCGATCGCTTCGAGACGGGCGATCAAGCCGCGCTGGTAGCGCAGCGGGTCTGAGACGTCTTCGCCCGCCGCCTGGCGGAGTTCGAGGTTGGCGAGGACCGGTCGGAGCACGTCGAGCTGCTTGGCGGCGCGCGCGGCTTCGTCAACGGCCTTCACTTCGCGCGGACCCCGGAAAGAGTGCTCGGCATCAACGAGGGTCGGACCGTACTCGCCGTGCTGGCGGACGCGGATCCGCTTCAACTTCGCTCCGGACGTCCCACCAGCCTCGTCGTACAGACCGGCGAGGTCCTTCTCGTTGATGACTGCGCCAGGGTCGCTGTTGCCATCCACGGGTGCGGAGGTGCACTTGCAGTGCGGCGGGTGGATGGACAGCAGCTCGTCGACCGCGTAGGTCCGGGTGGACGCCACAGCGCAGAGGCCGCAGGTGCCGCTCTCCGAGAGTTCGGGGTGGATGACGCGGCGTAGGCGTTGCACACCGAGCGACTTGAATGTCTGCTGGGTGGCGTCGCGACGGGTGAGGAGTTGGTCGGTCTCGATGAGTTCCTGAGCGCGAGCGATCGCATCGGCAGCAGCAGCTTCAGCGTCCTCGGTGAAGGCGTAGGTTCGGCGGTACTTCGCAGCCGGCCTGGTGTAGACCTCGATCAGATCTGCACCATTGCGGACCGGAGGAAGCTGCAGCGCCCTTGGAGGGATCGCCACGCCAGTTGGGGGACGCATCAGATCCACGAGCGTCCGCGCGTACTGCTGTGCGAGGCCCGAAGCCATCTGCTGGCCCGCCATCGACTGGGACGCCGCTTGCGTAGCAATTTCGGCGACGGCCGCTGCTGTGTACCACTCCGCGAACCCCGACCAGAGGGAGGACGCGGCGGCTTGTGCGCGGGCGTCTTGGAGAGCGGCCTGCGCAGCGTAGATGGCGATGAGTCGCTCAACCTGCGCCTGAGCCTCAGCGTCCATCAGGCAGGAGTGCCCTGGTAGAGCATGTCGCGTCCGCGCATGACACGCAGGTTCGCTACCTCGGCCGGGGGGTACTGGAGGATGTCGGTGTAGATCGCCTCGGTCGGCAAGATGCCGTTGACCTGCGATGCGGCCTGCGACTTCTGCTCAAGGCTGAACCGCTCGATCGGACCCCAGAGCGCCTCAAGCTGTGACAGCTCAGCGCGCTCCTCGTCGTCGGAGAAGTAGAACGCGTGACTCATCGTCTGCGCCCACCCGCCGGCCGCGCGGTCAAGGCGGTCCTCGACCTTGAAGACGTGCTCTTCACGCATCAACGCTGCGCCTTCGGCTGACCCATCGGCGGCGTCTGGCGTGATGGAAGCGAGGGCGATCTGCGTGACGGCGGCGAGCCGCTCGAGGTCTTTCTGGATCGAGTTGCTGAGCGGGCCCATGTCGGCGGGACTGGACTCCCAGAAGTCGACGTCCTTCGGGACGCGCCACAAGGCTGCCGGGTCACGGATGAAGACGTCGGTGTAGTCGATGTCCTCTGCTTGGTCGTCCTTGTCGGGTAGGCCCTTGACTGCGCCTTGACGGTGCGCTTGTAGCTTGCCCAGCCACCACTCGTTCGCGATCTTGTCGTTGATGCGGTCGAGGGTGCCGAGGTGGCGTTCGAACTCGCCGACGCCGTCACGGTTCTGGAACCGCGCGATCGGCAGGCGGTTGCCTGGGACGAGCTCTTCGCCGGTCTTGTCCTGGCCGAACCCTTCGTCCCACGACCACTTGTCGGAGAACCGGAACCCGCTGCTCGTGATCGTCGTGATCCCAGGCTTGGTCGCCCGCTTGATCAGACCAGGCAGGTACAGGTAGGCGATGTCGTCGTCGTCCCACTCGTCACGGAACAACTTGAGCCCTGCGATGATCTCGCCGGTGACTGAATCGTGTGCCGTGATTACCTCGAGCGGTGACTCGGCGGTGATGCGGGCGTACTTCTCGTCCGCGGTTCGCGGGGTCGTGATCGTGTAGGCGTCACCGAGGGCGAGCATGTCGGTGTGCAGGTCGCGGGCCTTCACCTTCATGCCATTGAGCCGCATGATGTCGCGGGCGCGCTGGTCGCCGACCTCGTCCTCGGCGGCCGCGGTACGGAAGTCGCGCAGCTGCATCCGGTTCGCTGACGACGCGACGAGCAGGTCGGCTATGTGCAGCCGATTGACGCGCATGAACTCCCGCACGTGGGGCTGCCACTCAGATGCGACGTTCTGCAGCGGAGGCTCGCCGCGACGGTAGGCGTCGAGGAGCTCCAGCCCTGGCCGGGACTTCGTGGACTTCAGCTGCGACCGGTCCCACTTCTTCCCGTTGGTCCTACCGATGCGGCGATCGACCAAGCGAGTCGCGAGGACCTTGAACCACCAGTCGGGGGAGCCGTTCGCGGGCTTCTTCTCCACGGCGCCTCCTCAGTCATCGTCGGCCTCGGTCGAGGCGGCCCACCTTGGTCGAGGTGCGCTTGGGTTGTTCGAGCACGCCGGCCGCGATCGCATCGAGACGCGCTTGCCACGCGAGGACGGCGGCGACCGCCGCGTCGATCTTGTTGGGGGAGTCCGGGTACTCCTTGTAGATCCCCCACCCACCGGTCGTCTTGCGACGGCGGGCGTTCAAGATGTGCGCGGCGAGGATACGGTTGCCGTCGTGGATGAGCTCGCCGTTGAGAACCGCGTCGAGGAACTGCTCAAGGGCCCTCATGACGAGGCGAGCGCGGCCGCCGGTCATCCACCACTCGATCGGGTTGGCACGGGTCGACTTCGCTACGAGCTGTGCTCCGTAGCGCGCTTCCCACTGGGCTACGAAGCCGTCCCATTTCGCGGGGTCCGCGTAGAACCCGACCACGGTGTACGTCGAGAACGCCTCGCGGACGGCTGCGTCGACTTCGTCGGTGGGGATCCGCCAGTCGTCGCCAGCGTTGGGGGGCTGCTCCCAGATCCCAATGGGGAACAGGAGCCCATCGGAGACGCGGCACCCGATGAGCGCAGTGGCGTCTGTGACGCCGTGCTTCCTCTTCCGTGACCCGTCGAACCCCAGCGTGATGATGTCGCCCTTGGCGAGCGGCGCCACCTTGACCGGATCGTCCACATCGGCGAGCGTCTGGATCGACCGGGAGTTCCACTCAGGCCGGCTGATGTAGGAGTCGGACGCGTGGGTGATCTGGTTGAGGAAGTCGCTGCGCGACACCTGCGGGTCGGATGCGGGGTCCCATACCCGCACGACGAGTGCCTCAAGGTCGGCGTGCCCTGGGGCGCACGGCGGGTCGTGGATGACGCAGCCATCAGGGTGCGCAGACGAGTCGCCGTAGGCCACACGCATGCCCGCAATCAGCGACTCGCGCTCCCACAGATCCGTGTCTGCCGGCGCCTCACGGTGGTCGTACAAGAACGCCTTCGTCAGCGCCTTGCCGCTCTTGATGGTGTCAGCGAACGCCGCGGACGCTTCGGCGACCGAGTGTTGGCCCGGGACGAACGCGTTCGGCGATTCGAGCGTCCGGCCGCCGTTCTTGCTGGTGTTCGTCCGGATGTTCTGTGCCAGCGTCGGTCCGCCGTTGGACGGCACCCACTCTTCCGTCTGATCCAGCACCGCGAACGTCGACGGCGCGCCCTTGATGGTGCGAGCTGAAGCGGTGACCTGCTGGATCTTGCCGCGGGGCAGGTTGACCATCGTGTCCATCGGCTCAAGGCCGGGGTACTCGTCGAGAACCGGTCCCTCACGGAGCATCTCCAGCAAGGGCTGCCACGTATTCTTGGTCTGCTCCTCCGACACCGCGGCGATGTGCACCAGCGGCGTCCGAACCCTCGACCACGGCTTGCCGACTGGCTGGCCGTCAGCGTCCCATCCATCCGGGACGACATCTGCGAGACCCTCTGCCGCGGCGATCGCGGCGAGTACGGGGCTTTTGCCCCAGCCGCGCGGCCTGCCGAGGAGTCCTCGGTCGTGACGAAACCGTCCGGTGACCGGGTCGATCTCGTACCAGCGAAGGAGGAAGTCTTCCTGCTCGAGGTACGGCACGAAGGGCTCGTACTGCTCGACCGCGGGCCGCGCGAGCATCTCCGTCATCCAGTCGATCACGTACCAACCGAGCGTCGGTACCTCGCCAGGAGCCGACGGCTTCCATGGCATGGCTACTCAGTCGGTGCGGGAGACTCAGCGACGAGATCCGGCACGGCGACGAGAGGTCCACGACGAGCTCGGGCTGATCCGCCCGAACCGGTGGAACGACGCGCGGCAGCGGCCGTCTCTGGTTTGGCCTCGATCTCCCACCGCAGGCGCAGCAGAGAAAGTGGTGTCAGACCGAGACGGTCAGCCATCTGCCGCGCTTCCTTCGCGTCATCAAGCGATCCGAGCTCCGCCAAAACCTTGTGGCGCACATACTGTGCTACGTCGCGCGTCCACGACAGCTTCTGCCATTGCGTCGCCTGCGGCGTCTTCCACAGGTCCTTCCAGAGAGCGAGCTGCAGTTCCTTCTGCGCCTCGATCTTCGCGTCGAGCATCAGGTGCCTGTGACGCAGCCGCTCGTAAGCGTTCTGGAGCTTGCGACGATCAGCCGGGGCCATCTCAGCGAGCTCGCCCGTCTCCGCGAGCAGGTCTAGATCTTCCTTCGCCTCGTCAGCGTCGCGCTTCGCCATGTCGCGCGCCACAACGATGTCGAGGTCGTCGCTCAGCGGCCAAGCCGGGGCGCGTCCTTTGCGGCCGGCCCACGGCAGTTGCGTCATGCCGATCGTCGCGTTGGTTCGTGCGCGCTTGCTCGCAGGCTTCGGAGCAGGTCCCATTCCAGCCACTGTGTACCTCCCATGTCGGGACGGCGCCGGCTTCCCATGACGGGATCGCGGCGCGAAGGATGATGCGTTACGCCACGAGTTGGCGCCCCACCTCGACGGTGGCGATCAGGGATCGACCCTTCCGCTTGTTGCACAGCAGATGAGCGATCGCGACGTTCGTTCGGATGTCATCGCCGCCTTCGCAGAGCGGAACGATGTGGTCGATGGAGCGGCTCATCTCAGCGGGGTACGCGAGAGCTGAATCGATGTCTTCGGTGCAGATCGAGCACACCCAGCCGTCTCGATCAGCGATCTCAACGACGGTGTACGGCTCGCGTTGGACGCCAAGTTTGCGCGCTCGACGTGCCATGTTGACTGCTCGGTTGCGACAGGTTCGCGTGCAGTATTTGGTGTCTTTGCGTCTGCCGACGAAGCCATTTCCGCACATCACGCAATCGAGTGAGTGAGCCGAGGGGGTGAAGTTCGCTCGGTGACGGGCCGCTGTTTGCGCTCGATTGCGAGCAGCGTAGTCGGGGTTTGAAAGTCGATACTGCCTGATACGACAGGCTTCGGAACACCAGCGTCGCGGATTGCGAGCACGAACTGACTGAACGACTACCGCGCCGCAGGCGCAGTTCGTCGGTGCAGCGATCTGTGCGGACATGCTGGAATCTCCCAGACTTGTAGAAAATCCGAGCAGCAGTGTGTTCCGGAGGACAGCAGACCCCCGGGCGGGGGGCTCCCCACCCGGGGGTGCTCAGGCGAGCCCTGGGTGATGCTCCCGCGGCCGGCGAGCGGATGCGTGACTCGCTCGCCGTGCCGCGGTTGCCTGCTTCTGTGTCTCGACCTTGTGACACGGCGCGCATGCGGCGACACCGTTGTCCACGTCGTACTCGAGGTCAGGTCGGATGGCTGGGCGTACCAGGTGGTGTGCCTCGTTGGCTGTGCCTAGACAGCCTGAGTGGCGCAGCCTGCACGACCATGCGTCACGGTCGAGTACGTCACGCCGCCATGCCTTGTGCTGGGCGTTGTTCCTGCTGCCGTCCGAGTCCCACATGGTCAGGCTCGGTAACTGGTGGCGGTGGTCGTCACGCCTGCGGTGCACTGCGTCTGGGGTCGACTGACCCTCGAATTGGTGTGCAGGACAATTACACCACACCGATACCACAAGGTCATGACGGTTCGCTCACGTCGTGCGTGTTGCCTGCCGTGATCACCCTTGGCAGAGGCAGGACTCCCTCGCCCTGTTGGACTGCGGGGACATGGACTACGTCGTCGCCGGCGGCGTTCCACTCGATCCGACCCTTGTCGTCGACGGCGAACGTTGTGTAGAGGATGCGGCCGCGCTTGGCATCCCGTTCGATCGTGGTCTCTGATGGGATCTTGTCGGGGTCGAGCTCATGGAACTGGAGCCATCTGATCAGCGCCTCGTACTCAGGTGTGCCTCTGTAGATGGGGTACGACTGGGCCGCGTCGATCACGGTGCCAACGAATGTGTGTGCGCTCATGAAGTGACCTTCAATCCGAGCTCGCGTCGGTGCTGGTTGGCTACTCGCCGAATGAATCGCAGCGCGGACGCAAGATCACCCGTGTCGGGTTCGGACCATGGTGCGCGCCCTTCTCGCCAAGTCCTGCCCTCATTGCCCTGCACCAGCGTCCACACCGTGCCGCAATCGCACGCCCAGACGGAACCAGCCGGATTGAACACGCCGGCGAACAGTGGAGGACGGGTGTGCACGTGCGGCACGTGAACCATTCGCCCGCTCATCGGTCGCCGCCAAGCCACTCGTGCGAGTCGGGGTTCCCCTCGGTCAGGGCATCAGCGTGGGCGGTGAGGAACACGACCGAGTTCTTGACCTCGCCTGGATGCAGCGCCTGGATCGCCGCAGCAGCCAGCCGTAGCTCGTCCGCCCGCTCGGCGCGATTGTGGGCCGCGAGGTACTCGGGGTCGGCGAGACTCTCGACGATGTGCGCATCGAGTTCGTCCTCGAAGGTCTCCGCCCGCACCTCCTGCTCGTGCTTGGCGACCGGCGCAACGGACCATCCGGCCGCTTCGATCTCGTCGAGCGCCTCGTAGGCGCGCCCTGTGTACTCGTTCCACGCCTCATAGGGCTCGGGCGAACCGGACGTCAGCATCTCGTCCTCATCCCAGGCCCCGTCGACGCGGCACAGGCGACGGGCGACGGCCTCGATGAGGCCCGTCCGGTCCGCCGGAGGCGGAGCCGCGACGTCACCCGTCCCCTCGACCGCACCGGACACGGGAGCGAGGACAGCGCGGAGTTCATCAACCAGTAGAGCGACGATGTGTCGGGTGAACAGATAGGCGTCCTCGTGGCGATCCTCGGCGTCGTGGTCGGTCGTGAAGTCGCACCCGGCGCACTCGAACCACTCTTGATCGCCGCCGTCCTGCCGGATGACGTGACGGGGCTCGTGCTGGACGAGGATGTCGTCCCACTCGTTGTCGTCCGCCAGCGCCGCCACTGCACCCAGCGCAGCACGAGCCTGCTGGACCTCGCGGTGCCAAGCCCGTGCGTGACTTTCAGACTCTCCGCCCTCGCGCCGAGCGCGACCTATCTCGGTTCGCAGCCGTTCGTTTTCCGTCGCCAGCGCATCGAGCCGCGCCTGCCACTCCGCCGGCACCGGCGCCGACACATCCCCGCTCACGACGCGGCCTCGACCGTGGCAGGCCAGGCCACACCCGCAGAGGTCAGCGTTAGCGTCGCGCCTTCCTCGGGGCCGATGTACTCGTAGGTCAGCAGCCCGCGGCGCTGCAGCGCCTGAGCGGTACGCCAGTTGATGAACGCCGGCCATTCGACCCGTGTGCCGCGACGGGTCTCATCGGACCAGGTGGCGTCACTGATCGTCGCCCCATCCCATGACTCCGCCGGGTATTGCTCGCGACGTCGCTGCAGCATCTCCATCGCCCGACGCTGCTCGACTGTCAGGCGCGCGCTCACGACGCGCTCCGGCCGAGGGTCGTCGCATCAGCCCGGTCAGCGACCGCGACAAGATGCGCAGCGAAAAGACGCAACTCGTCCGGTGTCGTCGCCAGTCTCGCGACCCCGTCACGCTTCGCCGCGTCGGACACGTGAACCGACACCTCGAACCGATCGAACGACGGACCGAAGTTGAGCCGGCACCCGAACGAGATGTCCCAGCCCACGTACAACGTCGACGGGTCCATCTGGTCGTCGTCGCTGCGAAGCTCGGCGTCCTCGTACATCTCGGTCAGCAGGTGTGGCGGGCCGGCCCACTTACTCCGTGTTGGCGCCGGCGCCTGACGAACGAGTCGCAGCGGTCCCCACTTCCGTTCGACGTGCTCACGGCTGAACGGCGCGGTGTCCTTCGTGTGCATCAGCCCGTCACGGCCGAGACGCCAGACGTCGCCGTGGCGGTCGATCCACGACTCGTTGTCGGCCTGCTGGTGTCCGGTGTCGTGACCGGCGGTCGGGTTGTCAGCTGTCATGGTCGCTCCTGGGGTGGGTGATGACCGATGTCGGCGGGTTGCCGCTGTCGGCGTAGAGATCACGGAGCATCTGCTCCTGGAAGGGCTCGAGTCTGAAGTCGGTGTGTTCGCGGACGTTGTCGATCACGTCTTCAGCAGGCGACTGCTCGTCTGCCGCGGGTGCGGCGCCGCAGATCTCGCATGTGCCTGTCTTCTCGTCGATCCGGTCGTGCTGGCACGCGGCTTGGACGCGGGCGTCTTCTCGGGCTGCGGCTTCCTTCTTCGCCGCTTCGATCTTCAGGCGGGCGGTCCGTTCGACCGCACGGTCGCGGACGTCAGGCCACCAGACGAGGAGTCGGCCGCCAGGCATCTCGCGGGCGGTGAGGACGTCCTTGCGGCGCATCCACGACCGGATGGTGTTCTTCGGGACCCCCGCGGTCTTCATCGCCTCGGACGGAATGACGAACCGTGCGGCGCCTTGGGAGTGGAGTGCTTGGGCTTCGGCCATCTTGAACTGGGCGTAGTCGTACTCGGTGCGGCATGCGGGGCACCGGTAGCGGTCCCACCGGACCTGCGCGGCCCACAGTTTCATCAGCCGGGGGTGGGTTTCGCAGATCTCGGAGATGCAGTGGACGCGGGTGAACTCGGCACGGTTCCCGGACTTCAGGATGGACTCGAGGTACTTACGGACGTTCTTCAGATCGGTGTGCAGGGCCCGGTGTTCGACGAAGACAGGGCGGCCCTCAGCGTTCAGGGAGTACAGCCACGGGATGGACCTGCGGATGTACGCGGCTGCCTTGTGGACGTCTGACCTGAGGTTCACCTGTTCGCCGCGGACCGCCCGGATCTGCGCTTCCCAGTCGGTAAGGACCAGTTCCGGGTGGGTGTCGGTGTCGAGCTGGTCGAAGACGTAGGCGAGGAGCCGAGCCGCTTCTGCTTTGTGGCCGGCGTCGATCTTCACGTCCGCTTCATGCTCCGCAGCTTCGAACTGCTGCTCCCACCCC